TGTGGAGTTTGATGCTGATAAGACTCCGATGCTTGGCAATCCAGATACGATTGATCCCGCCGTGGTGCGTTTGATTCGCTCGCGTCGTTGGAGGAACTAGTGAGCGAGTGCGATCCACGGTATGACGTTACGTACCAGATTGGTGGTTCGTCTACGGTCGCTGCTCCGCAAGGCTTGCGTTCGATTAGTTGGGAGCGCAGGCTAGACGATATTGGTACTGCACGATTCGTGTACGTGAAGAGTGGCCAGACTGATCTGTGTTGTCAGAACATGGGGAAGATTACTCCGTGGCGTGACGCGGTGAACATCGTTCGCGATGGCAGAGTCGTCTGGTTCGGAACAGTCATGGATGTTGAAGAGTCTCGTGACGAGATTGTGATCAATGCTCGCGATCCACTCGTGTGGTTAACGCGTCGTATTGTGCGCTCTAGCTTGCAGTTCACGCAGACTGATCTCACTGATATTGCGCGTCGCATCATTGATGACGTCTTGTCGTACGCGAATCCGTGGGCACCAATCGGATTCAATGTTCAATATCAGCCTAGTGGAGTGTTGAGCGATCTATTGGTTGAGGCTGATAGGTTCCCTCGATACGCGTGGAACGTGTTGACGGAGAAGTTGGCGTCAGGCTTGGATGTCGTGACTGTTGGCAAGACTGCATACTTTGGATCTGCTCCGCCAGCGGCTACTGTTCGTTTGAGCACGAGTGATTTTGAGGGTGATGTTTCTATTCGTAAGGATGGGAACATCTACGCGAATAAGGTGTTTGTTAACGCGAATGATGATGTGCGCGGGGAGTATCCTACCGCTCCTGCGTCTACTCCATTCTTGGTTGAGAAGATCATTAGCGATGCGCAGATTCAGACGCAGGAAGCTGCGGAGAATCATGCTAAGGCTATGTGGGCGTATAGTGGGCAGCAGGGAGTGCCTGTGATTGTGCAGGCGTCTGACAGCTTGACGCTGAATCCGAATACGCAGATCACGTTGCCGCAGCTAGTTCCGGGCGCTCAAGTATTGTTGAACGCTGATAACTATTGTTTTGGTCGTTTTCAGGCGTTTAGGCTTGGTCGTGTTGAGGTTGACATCGAGGCGAATATCGAGAAGATCAGGATATCCCTGCAGCCTGTCGGGCCTCAAGCATTATCAGACGTCAGTGAGTAGGTAATCGTACTCTCCATTCTTTAGGAAATACCCGGTGTAGAAGCTACTGCTGATTGCCACTCCAAACTCTGTCGTGCCCCTTCTTGCGAAGAGTGATTTTTTGCACGACTTAAAGTTTATTCCTCCACCACACTCGCCAAGTTTCTTTGATTGCTCAATCACATCCCTGCTTCTGCAGGCTGTTATTGATTTAGCGTAGTAGTCCCATAGTGACTTGTCTAGCGAGAACATTCCACACCAATATATCCTTCGAGGAGTGACGATATATCCATCATTGTCGATAGATATGCCCGCATCAAACCTTGTTGATGACACGACTTTTCTTCGTCCTTTTCTCAGTGAGCAAACGACAGTTGATTTCTTCGACATGCAGCCTTTCTGCTTTTTTCTGCGATGCTTTACCGATCTTGCGTTCAGCCACTTGCACTCGGAGTCGTCTCCAAGCCTCATCGTTGTGATTGCTGATCCCCTTTTGGATGAACACATATTTGGCTGGATGTATTTTTGTGATGGGAAGTTTTGAGAGAATGTTTCGGGCTGCATTTCAGGATCGGTTACCCGCATGTCGGAATCGACGTAAAAACCATTCACCAAGCTTTCCCCAGCATGAGCGCTTGACGCTATCACTAGCGTTAGAGTGATAACAATCAATACTTGCAATAGTAGTTTCATGATATGCCCCATTTGTTCTAGCCCTTACATGTCATGATAGCGCGTGATTACTCTCGCGCAAGGGGTATAATCATGGTTACGAATGGCTCGTCCCGAGGGTTTCCATATTTACATCGGCGTTGCGAATAACCTTTCGTACATCTGACCTACCGAGTTGTAGGAACAGGACATGCGCCCTCGGTTCACGCCGGGGGCGCTATGCGTTTCGCGGCATAATACGCGCCAGTGGAAAGATCACAACCAGATAGACGAATCGAAACCACGATTAACGACATACTGAAGCGTCTTCGTGTGCTTGAGGAAGTATCAACCAGTCGCGTACTGCCGCCCAACTACGGGTTCCGATTGAACTCGGGTGGGCAACTTGTGATCTTCAACCGAGCCACTGGCGCAGAGTCATCTGGCATCGTCTAGGAGGACGACATAGTGAGTGAAGATACTGTAGAAGAGAATACTGAAGCATTGAAGACCGTGAAGCCTCGCAAGACGCCGATCACCCCAGAGCCTGTGAAGACTATTAAGGTTGAGGCTGTTCAGAGCTTTGGCTCTGCTGAGACTGGAGATATTCGCAGGGGAGAGCAGGCTGTATTGACTCGATCTAAGACCGTGACTTCTCTTGTTAATGCCGGGTATTTGCTAGAGGTTAAGTAACTTGGCTTGCTCGTCGTGTGGTCAGAGGGCAAGGATCGCAGGCTTGTCTGCCGCGAATCCTCTTACTATCGGCAATGCCGATGATTCTGCCGCGCTTCCATATCGCGTTGCGGAGCAGGGTGCTGCTGGCAGTTTGCCTGTTGGTACTAGGGTGTGGATCACTGGTGATGGTGTTGCGGAGGCAATCGAGAAGGGATTGTTCGCCGATAGTCCTCCTATGACGTATTCCCATGATGGCAATCAGCCGAATACGATCTACTGGGTAGGGACTAGGGGCTTCACGAATCTTGCTCGAGCGGAAGCTGTTAGCGCTAAGACTGGCATTGAGATTAGGACGGAGTCTAGGTAATGGCTATACCAGCTTGCGTAGATCCTAATGCCTGTGGCACTAATGTCACGTTCAATACGAGCGGTATTCGTGTTGACGTTGAGCTTGATAACTCTGGCTGTGGCATAGACCTTAGCTGTAGCGCTGCTGGCGTTCGCGCTGATGTGAGGGCTGCTACTCCAGCAATACTTGCTAATCAGGGTGGCATAGGATGTGATGCTGGAACACGCTCAATGTATGTTCGGAGGTATGGAAGCTCTGCGGCATCGAGTCCGGGTAACTGCTACGACCCAATAAATGTTGATCCGTCAGGCGAGCTTTGGACGCCCAAGACATTGGTGAGGAATGATGGGTTGGGTGATATGACACCCATCAATGTGCCCGCCACCGGAGATCCCGTGCAGGTTGTTAACCTAGGATCAATAGATAATGATACGTCGTGCCCCGAGACTTGGCTTATCAAGGCTAAGTGTTCACTTAATGTTGAGCGTCAGTCTGTTGCTAACCCATGCGTTCCGCCAGAGGCAGACTTTGTTGGACTTGCATTTGCTTGTGTAGAAATGCGATTGCGCGAGACTGTTACCGTAAACGACTTTACCACTAGGATAACAGCAGCTTGGGATGCTAGCGCTGGCAACCCATCAGTATCTCAGGATGTATGGATATCTACTGTTATCAACGTGCCAGCCGGTGGCGTTAGGACTTTTCAGGCGAGGTTCGACACCATAGCGAGATCAGGAATAAGAACTTGCCTTGATCCCATTACGAATAATGTTTCCATTCAGGGACTGCAAGTAATCAGGATGTTCAACTAATGGCCGATCTCCTACTCTGTCTCGACTCTGGGTGTGGCATTGACCTCACTAATAACAGTGGTCGCCTTGGCGCTGCGATACGCGCAGACTCTTCACGCGCACTGAAGTGTGACGGCACTACGCGTAACCTCTATGTTGGTACGCGTAACTATGCTGGGCAAGTCAATCCCAACGCGGAACAGGATTGTAGCAATCAGCTAAGGATTGATGGTAGTGGAAATCTTTGGGTTCCTCCTACCATCGGCGCTTGTGATATCACTCTTCCGGACACGAGCTTCCTTGACTTGCCGGGTCCGGGGTCAGATGATCGCGACGCTGATTATGACGTGTATACGAACACGTCTGGTTGTACCCTGATGCTTCTATGGAAGTACGATGTTCAAGTCAACGTACAGGCCGCTGCCGGGTTCACGACTGGTGATGTATTGCATTGGTCTGGTCTTATCTCTGTAGAGAATATGGGTGGCGGCGTTGGTACGTACCCTGCGAGTATCCGCAGGACTGTCCAAGCTCCGTTTAGCAGTGGCGGTATTGGCGCTGGAGACTCGTATCGTGAGTGGTTCCAGATAAGCGGATTCCATATTTTGAACGCTGGCCAGACTATGCGGCATAGGCGTGTCGTGTATGGAGCGAGCAAGAACGCTCAGGTTGCCGCTGCTACGAGCGCTGATAACGGTATCGCTTTCACGAATGGCGGCGTTATGGTTTCATACGGAATACAGGTATAGCTTGTGGCTTGTGGATGCCCCTCAGAGCAGTGTACTTGCTTCCTAAACGGTGACGCGTTCACTGGAGGGAATGGTAGCGCTGGGACTCCATACACTGTAGAGAACCTTCCGTTCGCTCCGACGAGTCCCACGAATAGCGTAACGATCACACCGGGTGGAGTTAAGAATCACACACCGGCTATTGACGTGGCACTCTCGAGTGATCCTACGAACGCTATTCAGTATGACGCTGATGGCTTGCTAGTTGATCCATGCGACATGGTTGACATTGTTGCTACGGAGAACGCACTAACGTGTGGTCCTGATGGACTCTTGGTTGATCGCTGCGATATCTTGACGCCTACGACGCAGGCTGTGGGAGACTTGCTGATTGCTGGTCCTGATTGCACTGCACAGGTGATGGCTGATCCTGCTGCTGGTGATCAGATCATTGCTGCGCTTGGTGGTCAGTGGGGTCAGCGTCCGTTGCTGTCTGCTGATGGTGGTAACGCTTCGAGTATTGGTAGTGATGGTGGTATCTTTAGCCCATCGTTTGGCGCTGCTGCGCCTACGTTTGGTGTTCAGTACTTTAGCGCTACCGATACAATCGTTGCAGCCGATGGGCCGATTGTTGTCTACAATGGTGTTGGAGGCCACGACCTGACTCTCCCTCCTGCGGTTATCGGCCTATCGTTCGATGTGTACCACGAGGGTATTGCTGGGCCAGTAAACATACTGTCTGATGCTGGCGATTCCATACTGGTTGAGGGATATGTTTTTGGACAGACTGATTTTGGTATTCCGTCCGGAGTCAGCTATCGTCTTATAGCTATCTCTGCCACTGAGTGGCGTGCTGAATATATGGGCGAGAGGTATACGCTCGGCGTCAGCCAGCTTCCTACTAACGCTTTGCCGGGTTGCAAGGTCAGGCTTATCTGGGCTGCTGGCGGCAGTGGCGCTGTTATGGGTACTTTTGAAACTAAGGATTATGGAAACACGTGGATGCACACTGGAGGCCCGGCTGCGTGGGATGCTGATGGCTCTACGGAAGCTTCCCTGTCTAGTGTTTATGTCAACCTTGGAGCTAATAATCCAGAGATTGATGTGTTCGCTCCCGGATCTTTCCACTGCATAGTCCAAGCCCAGTCTTCAAATAACACTATTCAAGGATTCACATTTTCGGCCATTGATCCTCCTTCTGCTGCCGCCAATGATCTGTATGAGGCTTTGTTCTGTTCGACCATAGCTAATGTAGCTGGCCATTCTAGGTCTGGTCGTATCATTGTTGACGCTGCTGCGGGGATCTATCGCATGGCTAATCGCGTGAACTTCGGTACAGGATCTTGGACTGATCGTCGCATAGAGATTATCCCAGAATACATAGAGAGCTAGGTAGCTATGGCTTGCGGATGCCCAGCAGATCAATGTACATGCGTCATGAGTGGCGATGCCTACACGGGCGGGTCTGGTAACGCGTCAGACCCATTCGTGGTCGAGAACACTCCGTTCGCTCCGACCAGTCCACTCAACTCGATACAGTTCACTCCGGGTGGCGTTAAGAACCATAGTCCCGGTATTGATGTTCAGCTTTCTGCAGAGCCGAATAATGGTTTGAGCTATGAGGCTGATGGACTCATGGTTGATCCCTGCGATCTGATTAGTGCTGATGTTGATAATAAGCTGACGTGTGTTGCTGATGGCTTGAAGGTTGATGCGTGTGACATTGTCACTGCTACGCAGCAGGCTGTTGGTGATCTTGTTATTGCCGGGCCTGATTGTACGACTCAGTTGATGGCTGATCCGACTGACATCAATCAGATCATTGGTGCAGAGTCTGGGCAGTGGGGTCAGCGCCCGCTGGTTAGTAGCGATGCTGGCAACGACTTGACTGTCGGTACTGATGGTGGAGTATTTGGCGACTTTGGCACTATTGTTCTTGATGAGATTCAGCGCTGCGATATTTTTGATGTAGCCACGACGCAGAACTCCGGGAACATCTTTATTCAGGGTGGCTTAGATTGTCGCCCAGAGCTACTGCGCGATCCGGCAGTATGCGAGATCATTGGAAACGCTGCCGGTAATGCTGGGTGGATTACTCCAACTGGAGCAGCGGTTCTTCGTCAAAACGCGCAAACCTATGGGCCATTCAATGTTGCCGGTCCCGCGTCCACATCAGGTCCGATTGTAGCTTGGACCATCACCAATACGAGGGACTGCCCAGTATTAGTTGTTCACGATCACATTTACGAGGAATCAATAGCGATCACGGCTGCTGGCACGCTAAGGGTTGATACTACTAACAACTACCAGCTTCAGGCAGATAGGAATCAGGCTGGCGGGGTTCAGGCCATGGCTACCGTTGACACTCGAGGCTTAAGCACGTACTCGTATGATGCTGATACAGCCCTTAATAAAACGATATTTAACACAGGATTTCAGAAGTATGTTCATCGGCTTAATGCTGGCGACACAGTAACCATACAAATCGTTATTGGATTCTCGAACTTTGTCGGCAATACGGCGCAACTGATCACGTATGCAAAGCAGTTTGCCACCGTATACCCACTCCTATCAGTGTAGGAAATCATGACAGATCACTACTATGCAAACATCATGGGATTCCCAATATCTTCGAGCGTTGAGATTGATGATGACTTTAATACAGAGATCACAGAGTCAGAGTACAACAATCTCGTAGAGAATCCACCTCTTCTCGAGTCCACGCCACTCGACCCATCGCTCATTCCACCAGAGCTTACCCCACTCGAGAAGCTTGAATCTATTGGCCTGTCAGTCGAAGAGCTAAGGACGCTACTTAATGAAGATGCCTAACATAACGCAATCACAAGCTGCTGCGCTATTACAATCATTTACTGCTGTTGTAATAGCGTTCACCGCTGACATCACTGAGGAGCAGTCGATTGCTCTCCTAGGATTATCCGCAGTGATAGGCGGAATCCTGATGCATAGTGACGCGAAGATTCGTAAGGCTCGGAATAAGCGATTGTCTGGGCAGAATACTACTCAGAACGACGAGTAGGATTCTCTCTTGGCGAAGTACGGTAAGAACGGTAAAGTCGGCCCTGTAGGACGTATAAGCTGGGCAGAGCTTGAGTGTACCGATGGTACCGATGTTCCACGCGCATACCGCGATGACGCTGTCGTACTCGGCAAGGCACTCAATAAGGTGCGTAGCAAGATCGCGAAGCACTACAAGGTCAAGGATAGTGACGTAGTCGTCAAGATCAACTCTGGCTATCGCTCGCCACGATATAACCGTAAGATCGGTGGAGCTTCAAATAGTCAGCACTTGTATGCTCGAGCGGCTGATACGCAGTGGTATGTGAAGGGTAAGCGTCTAGGCAATAACGCTGTCGCGAACTTCGCTGCTCAGGTGAAAGAGTTTAAGCGTGGAGGCATCGGCATCTACGATAAGAAGCATGGGAACTTTGTTCACCTAGACGTGCGTGGCGAGTACGGCAATCCCAGCGCACGATGGTATAACCAGTAGCCATGAATCCTCCCGCTCCCCACGAATCTGAGGATCTCGTCGCGTACCGTATTAAGGTTCTCGAGGATAATCATGCTGCTCTGGCGGAATCCTTGGATGGGTTGAATGATGGATTCCGCGAGTTTCGTGTCAAGGCTGAAACGTACGCTAAGGCCGCGTTGATAGTATTCGGCGTTGTACATCCAGTTCTAGTTGGAGTCGTCGTATATGGCCTTACACGATAATCAGAGGCGCAAGGATAACTGTCCTAAGTGTGCGCGATACTCGTGGGACGCGACAGACTCGTATTGCATGTACTGTGACTATCCGGAAGTACTCGAGCAGCGTCGCTTAGAGAATGTTGGTGGGAAGAATCGTCGGATTCGTATGAAGAAGCCTACCGAGAAGGACATGATCTACTTGAAAGAGAAGCATGGATCATGATGCCGGATCGCGCTCGCACCATGCTGGAGTATCTACTCGTCAGATTCGACGGGGATGCGGTAGACGCGCAAAGGATAGCGAGCGCTGGTGCGGAACACAACGACTGGTACGCAGGTTATGCTGCCGGACTAAGGGCTGGCCAGAGTCTGGTTGCAGATTCCGTTAGGTACCTAGATAACGTCGCTTCTGGTTGGAGCGAACAGTCTTAGTGGCACGACGCCGTAAGAACTGGGATGGATTCCCGAAAAGCGGGAGTAGCCTTGAGCGTACCCAACGAGCGAGACAGAGACACGTCCGTGGTTCTGGGAATCACGACGCAGGACGGTCGGAAGATTCCGAGCGAAGCCATCGCGGAAGTACTCTCGACTCCGGACATGAGCCAGAGGAAAGCATCGGAGATTCTGGGTTGCTCGAGGAAGGCGATCAAGAACTGGATTAGGCGTGCTAATGGTGGGGTGCCCACGAATAGTGTGCCCACCGTGATAGCTCCGGAGCGTCCCGGATTCACTATTGATGGTGATAATGCAGTCCTTGTCAGTCCAAGCTCCGAGGAGCGTAAGCGCCTATTCACGAAGGAAGAGTTACGCGAAGAGTACGGATTCCCGGAAGAAGATTGGATCGAGACTCGCGCTGTTATCAGCCAGTATGGGAGTCCAGATAATCCTAGTGGCCAGATCAAAATGTGGCTTACGAAGCGCGTGGATATTGGGCAGATCGTTCCCGCACGCTTCCCCGAGTCGTATGTTGCGCCAAAGATCAATCGTGCGCTCACGAATAAGCCCATATTTGGGGTAGTCTGTGGCGACTCTCAGGTTCCACACAACGATCTCTGCATGGAGGACTGTCTCCTACAGTTAGTGGCGGAGCTACAGCCTGACATCCTTATTGATCTTGGTGATCAGGGTGACAATCCGACGATCTCGAGCTACTTGAAGAATCCTAAGTGGAACGCTGATTTTAACGAGTGTATACAGGCCACGACTAACCTGAACTATTATCGGCGTCGTGCTTGCGAGAGTATGGAAATGATTGTTCTCGCATCGAATCATGACACTGAGCGCGTGAAGAACTATGTCCTATCGAAAGCTCCAGACCTGTATGGCGTGCAGCGCGGCATGTTCCCCGGAGAGGAAGACCCAGAGAAGGTACTCACGTGGGGTTACCTCACGAAGATGGATCTACTGAATATCAAGCTCATTGGCGAGGATGGGGATTCGTATCAGCACGCGAATCACATTATTTCGCAGGGCACTCCAGACTCTCCGGGCCTAGCCGTGGAGCATGGGAGTGTGACTGGTAAGAGTGCGATGTTGAAGAACATTGAGAACACGAACTACTCCATGTTCTTCGGCCACACGCATCATGCTGGTATGGAAACGAAAACAGTGTATGACACTGATGGAAATCCACACTTCATCTACTCGTACAATACTGGGACGATGGCGAAGCTGAAGGGTAGCCTTGGTTTCGCGAAGCGTGCGCAGTGGGTGAATACGTTTTGTACGTACCAGTTGTGGCCTGATGGACGGTTCACTGTGGACTTTGCGAAGTATGAGAATGGTGAGTTGTTCTGGCGTGACAAGCGCTGGCGTAGCAACCTTTACTAAGTGATCTCTATGGTAAAGGTTATGGTTTTCCGCCACGGACGATTCGCTTCAGTTCATCGACCGCGCACTCATCGCAGATGTGCCAGCTATAGACGTCATGCTCGCATGGGATTGCTTTAGAATCAGTCTTGGGATCTGGTATGCGATAGTCAGTCAGGTAACTGATTATACGTTGACGCTCTATACATATAGGCGACCCATCGTGTAGCTCTCCAGAATATAAGTAGTTTTCGCAACCGTAGCGTATTAGATAGCGACTGCTGACGGACTCTATTGACACTCCGGGAGATCCGCAATGCGGGCATGGATCTACTTTCATCACTTGATACTCCACTTCTCTATCGTGTTCCCGGCGTGACGCCATAGTTCTTCGTTCTCTGGCGCTGGGCGCTGCGCGTACCACATGAGCGCGATGAGTCTACGTGTTCCTTGTAGTTCACGCTTGCGTTTGAGTTGTGACGATTCCAGTTGATCGAGATAGTCTCGACTGATTGTCACTAGCTCAGTCATGGAACGACTACTCCAGATGAACGCCATTCATACGCGGTCATCTTTATGGTATTTTTACCATTGTCGTCAGACGATCTCCAAGCAGAAATAACATCTGATATTACCGTAAACTCGTCAGAGTCCCAGTGTGATCCTTTTCTGTTATTACACTTAAAGCAGCAGACAAGTACATTGTCCAGCGAGTACCCCTTGGTATTATCTCTCCTGTCCATATTGTATGGACCGGGTCGATATTCGTTCCAAGATACTTCCTCGCGGCAGTAGGCGCACATCTTAATCTGTGACAAGAAGACAAAGTCATCGAACGTCATGTCGATTGGGACATCGCGACTGAATCGCTCGTTCGTTCTGCTGACACTTGATAAAAATCCATTCCACACAGTTCTCAGAGGATGCCTAGTCCTCTTCACGCACTTTACGCAATACCCAGTATGATTGCGTATTCCCCAATCATCTTTGGGCATTTCTTTACCACACGTAATACACTCAAAAATGTATATGCGCTTCTTATATTCACCATTCCTATGAGGAATCATGCGTATCTCAACCCGCTTGGCATCGCGTATATCAAGAGCCATACCCAAAACCCTTTAGTGATAGGTCAAAGTCTCCAGTAGCAATAACGGCTTCTAGCATTGATTGAGCAATGTCTCGTATTTCCTTTTGCGCATCACTCTTATTGCGTAGTCCTTGAAAGTGCATGAATGATCGGAAGTTGAATCCAACATCCATTGTCACCTGAGAGTTGTATGGAAGGTAGAATCTCGCAGACTCTTTGGCCCTCTTGCGATCCATTCCTCCAGCCACTAGTCTCTCAAGTGTTTCGTGGTATAGGCGGAAGGCATTGCTGGTAAAGGAATCGAGTAGCGACGCTTCATCCTCGCTCCAGTCATCTGGAATCATCCATTTATCTTCCGTATGCTCCTTATAGCGAGCAGACTCAGCATTGACATTGACGCCAATACGATGCTTGATTATGTGTATGTGCGAAGCAGTGTCACATGTGACTAGAAAATGCAGAAATGATTTCTCGAACGGAGTGTGGTGTCCAGCCTTGGCGAGGTTATCAAGTAGGTTTCCCATGCGGGCCTTCTTGCTATCGGTGAGATCGCGCGATGTTGACGTCCACGCTGATAGCGCGTGAGATTCATCACCTCCATAATGACCAATAAGCTCAACGCTATTCATTAGACCCTCCGAGTAGCGAGTCTGGGCATACCCATTCCACGATATCGCGCTCTTCCGTCACGTCGTGATACGCGTCTGATGGTAGTTCTTCCCTCAACTGTCTAGTCGTGACAGTTTCCTTACCGACGACAATCTTCTGGCAGATCGACTCTCGAGCCAAGCACATTCTCACGTATAGAGATCCAACCCTACCGTTCAGGTAGAACGATCCGTGCGCGACGTCCTTCTCGACCTTGCCGGGGATTACCCTACTGAATCGTGCTGCTGATGCTTTCGCAGAGTCAGCGCCTTCATGATCCCAGAAGTAGATTGGACTCCAATCGTACTGTCCCAAGTCTGGTAGTTTCAGCTTGGGATTCTCTTCAAGTATGTCTGCGAGTTGTCGTAGCGAAGCGACATACTCGTTACGCAGCGTCTGCCCTGCCGCCGCGTACGTTACCTCGGCATCGTTTTGTTGTTCCAGTAGTTCGTCTGTACTCATGATTGCCTTCCTGTTGTTGTTAAACCTTATCCGATGTGAACTGTCAGAAGACGTGAGCCTCTTAATGAGTCGCCTTGTTCACGGGGAGGATATCGACTGCGCTCGGATTACACGCATCCCCAACCTTTAGATACCGTTGATAGCTTGTAGTAGTGGACTCCACTGCGCCATTAGCACAGTCGTAATAACCTCATCTGGTAGTCCCTGCTCCTTCAGCAGTCGATACTGTAATCCCATAGCGATAGCGATAGGCTTAAACGCCTCACCCATCTGGTCTGCGCTGGCGATTGCGGCGGCCACAACATCGTCCTGAAACTCTGGTGAATCATCCATTCGAGGAATGTTACTCGATCACATCAGGCGAGTCAACACTCCCACCCATGCCCTCCATCGCCCACAATACAGTCTCCGTAGATACGGGCACGACTTGACGCCGCACCTCCACCGTACCCTCTGGCCAGCCCCTGCTACTACCTGCGAGCATGAGGCTACGCACGGTGACTCCAGTCATTTCTGATAACTCTTCGAGCGTGAGGTATTGGCATCCGTTGATTGCGATCTTCCCACCTACTGGTGGTAGTCCAATAATGCGAGTGACATCCCCAGCATCGAGTGGAGTGACGTCTGCCTCGGCAACGGCTGCAGCGCCGTACGCATCAACTGCTTGAACCCTGTTGTACTGCGTGACCGGAGTCAACGATTGTGCGAGTCGCATGACCTTGTTTGTTTTGAACGCGACTAGTCGTTCTACTCCATGAATCTCGATTACTCCATACCGATGCGTGGCCGCGTATGGTGGGCGATCATGTAATACAAACTTCTTGCGTTTAGCCATGGTGATCCTTTCGCGTCCACTACCATCGCTATGCTATCGCTTCCGATACGGTGACGTGGTCGGAGGGCAATCAGAAAAACTTTATATTCAAGCGTGGCGGAACTGATCACGAAAGTGTGAAAGCAAGTCAGCTTGGAGCGTCAGGTTATACCTGAGCAGGACATACTCTGGCCTAGATATCACGGTAGTGCAGTTAAGTGGTATTGATGGGTAGCGATGGTGACGGGATGTCAGTCGTCCGTACGGAGGAGGATGTCAGTACACACTGTACGTGTACGCAGAGGGGGCGCTCCCATGCAGTTTCAACGAATGAATATGAACCACTTAGTGGTCTATCACAAGTGTAGAGGGGGGCGATCTCCCGGCGGAGCGTGCGGCAAACAACCACACTACTTCACGCTAATGAACCGCCCTCCGAACACAGAGCCAATCTGGACAGTGCCAGAGCGTACGAGCGTAGACAACAGGCTGCCCGCAAGGGTGTGGACAAAGTCCACATTGTCTACAAGCGAGACAGCGTCGGCGCAACCAAACCATCCATGTGTAAGTGTGCTAGGGCCAGCGGCCCGCACACTGAAATCATGAGTAACTTTCTATAGACGAACCATTGCCTAGAACAATGTGTATGACTGCACACGATTCCATGGAATGACGTGAGTCAGATTCTTTAGCTTCAAAATAATCCGTCAGTGTCCACACTGTCTGATACACTATTCATACCCTGCTGGGCCAGTGATCTCGGAGTATCTGCCTTGATCGCTGGCCCTCTTTTTATGCTATGGTCTACGCCACAGTTCAGGGGGGCTACGTGTCGATCATTCCAACAGAACGAGCATTGCTCGGAATCTGCATCGTGTCAGATAAAGCGCGAGAATACGCGCTCCAGAAAATAGCTCCAGACTATTTCCTCGCACCAAGCCATCAACATATTTATCAGGGGATCAAGGATCTCGCTGACACTAACCTTGACGAACTTACTCTAGTAGGACACCTACGCACGAAGGGCACGCTCGAGGAATCTGGTGGAGCATCCTTCATCATGAGCCTCGGCTCTGCTTTTCCGTCACTCAACTCCTACAAGCAGTACTGTGATCTAGTCTTCGCAGAGTATGGTCGTCGTCAGGCTACTCTCGCAGCCGCTGAGATCACGAAAGCAGCAGAGCAAGCTAGTGAGATCGACTCGATACTTGAGAACGCAGACGCGCTCCTATCAACGATCAGAAATAAAGTATCTCTCGCTAAGGGTGAAGTAGGTCAACACATATCTCTTGTCCAGAAAACGTATGAAGAGTATGAGCAGACTCAGGGAATCCCATTCCCATTCTCTGACCTCAACAATATCGCTCGAGGCCAACACCCCGGAAACATCATCATGACCGGAGGATACTCGGCTGATGGTAAGACGTGGTGGGGATTGCAGTGTGCAGAGGAATCGGCTTCACTCGGTAATAGGACTGCGTGCATCACGCTCGAAATGCCGAAGATGGAACTCTATGAGCGACTACTCATCCAGTTCCCCAATGTCACTGACGCTGACATCTTGTCGCGCAGGGAAACAGAATCAGTTAAGCGTCGAAAGAAATACCTACTGGGACTACCCCTGTATATATATGACTCCGATGATGGTATGGATAACATCGGTGCGATAGAGCGTGAAGTCATGCGTGCATACGCGGAGGGCAATCCGTACAAGTACATCGTCATCGACCATATGCACCTCATGAATCATGGGTCTGCTGACATGCGTATAGCTATCGGTGAAACCATGAAGCGTGCGAAGAGTCTCGCCGTGAAGTATGGAGTCGTCATACATTTCCTCGGCCAGCTACGTCGTGCTACCGATAAGGGTAAGAATAAGTTTCCGATGCCAACCATGGCTGACTTCCGAGAGTCGTCTGCTATCGAGAATATCGCCGACTTCATCATGATGGTATGGCGCGAGCGTGACGAGGAGCAGCAGCCCATGAATACTGGGAAGCTCATCATTGCTAAAGTGCGTCGCGGGCAAGCACCACACCCAATCAACATCACGTGGAAAGAAGACGTGTGCAAGTTCATAGTAACGCCTAGCCTCAGCACGTGGCGTCCAGTGAAAACAGCTTGGGGCGCAGATCGCCCAGAGGAAACAGTCGTCTACTAGGAGTGGGTCGTGAGGATTATTGTTAAGGGTGAGAATGTTATTGAAGTGTCACTGTCTCGAAAGAACATTGAGTCACTACTACACATGCTCGATAATCGGGACAAAGCACGACCAGCGTTAGCTCGCGAAGACGATGATTGTGTACTACTGGTAGTGGCTGAAGAGAACGACGAACACTACATGCAGCGTGAGCCGGGAACTATGAGTTGGGAACGCGAATAACTTGCTTGACTACGACCACTAGCGTCTGTAATATCCCAACCACATTCAGGGAACAGTCGGCGGGACTGTTGGGGATATAGGGGAATACTATGACGCTAGTAACCTACGGTTTCGGTACCGTAAAGAATGTGCAATCACGCACGTTCGGACAAGACAATGAGCGCGTATCGTATCGCGCTAACCTTGAAGCTTTCGACGGGTCGCTCATCGAGTTTGATGCAGGCCCAGACGATCCCTCACCATTCGAGGGTAAGCTCGTCTTCTTCTCTGGTCGCGTGGAAACGATCAAGTACAAGAAGAAGGACACGGGCGAGGATAAGACTTTCAATGTCACTCGCCTCGGCACGCTGAAAGAGTTGAAGGACCTCCACCCTTCGCAGCAGCCTAATACGCCTGATCAAGCGGCCACTACTGGCAGTTCATACGACGACCAAGATTTGCCCTTCTGATGAACGTGGTCAGCATGGACGTGTTCAAGGCTGTCATTGGAGACACGACTCTCCTCGCCTTGACACACACAGTCACGATAGACGGCAAGGAAGACCGACGCACAGAGTATGTGCGGATGAGTCACGAGAACGCTCGCGCTATTAGCGCAGCACTCCTAGCCGCAAGCAGCGATTCGGATGGGGATGACGATGCGCCATATGAGTGCGAAGAAGAAGAAGTTGAGGATGCCACAACTATGGTGCGCGGTGGTCTTATCGACCCGCATGGCGGTCTTCTCTAACGCTACATTCGCATATTCGTTGGGGAGCGAAGCGAATCATGAGTAGTACTCGAGAAGAAGCAGTACCAGCGGGAGCGTCTGGCCCGCTGGTACTGTTCACCCATCTAATAATCCCCGGACAGATCCATCCTAAAGGTTCGATGAGATCATTCGGGCCGGGGCGTATGGTAGAGAACTCCAAGCTCGGAGTGGCATGGCGCAAGAACGCCATCCCGCACATCCGTGAAGCAGCGAGTCGCATACCCAGCGGATGGATCGAGCAAGAGCGCGGGATAGTCATCGCTGCCAGCTATGTTGTTAACCAGTTCAAGACTGTGCAGCGAGAGTGGCCATGGTCACGCAAGCATGGTGACGTTGACAAGTATGACCGCAACCTGCATGACGCGCTCGAGCAGGGTGGATTACTAACAGACGACGCTCGAGTCGTAGCCCACTATTCGCATAAGCGATTCGCTCGTGACGACGAGGATGCTCACACGTATGTTGAGATCGCTCACGGAACAGAGTTCGACATACCCGAGTACGTGAGTACGTTCATCACTAGGCAACTATCTGGGGGAAGCAATGACTGAGCTATACATCATCGGACTACATGCCGCTGCTGGCGCAGGGAAATCTACTACAGCTAAACAGATAGCTAAGTACAGTGACGGTGAGACTCTGGTCCTAGCAACGAGCTTCGCAGGCCCACTATACGAGAGCGTGTCGGCACTACTTGGACTGACTGTTGATCAGGTTCGCGACATCAAAGTCAATGGCGAAGTGGTTGCATACCTTCATGGCGATGTGCGGCAGGAGGAAGTGCTAGCCACATTAGACGGGCGTACACTCCTCGAGCGTTATGGAACAGAAGCGCATCGCGACGTATTCGGGCAAACATTCTGGCTCGACGTGTGGGAGAAGCGAGTCTTCAAACTACACGATCACTACGAGGATCAGGTAGAGCGCATCATCGTTACTGTTGATGACGCACGATTCAAGAATGAGCTAGCGAAGATTCGTAGCATCGGAGGGTTCGTAGTTGGGATCAATGGCAGTAACGATTTTGGCCTAGACCAGACTGGTCATCCGTCACGTCAACAACATCCTGTCGATTACACGATGGATATTCGACATGGCGACGAGGAGCAGAATCGTATCGCTGTACGAGACATGCTTCGCGATCTCATCGGCGACGTGGTACTCGGATGATACGTGTCGCACGCTTAGAGGATTGCAAGCAGTGCATGAGTAGGCTCGCGCACTCGAAGCATTGGTGGCAGATGAGCGATGATTCTTGGACTCTGCTCATGCGCTGCCCAGAGTGTAACTTTGAGTGGCTCGTGATTGAAGGAGTGGATACTCTTGATAGGTTCCAGCGCGTATGGAACACGGGAGTGGACAGGCTCATGGATGATCTCGAAGCAATCTCGAACGCTAACACGCACGCGATAGGACTAGAGAGGGATAGCGCATGATCATTGACAGGATCATTACTCCACCAATCAAGCCACCAAAGCAGGAGGTTCCTACACCTCCATGGCTCGTCAAGGATGAGCCTAAGACTGGAGCATCAAAGTGAGTGAAGCAGAAGTACGCGGATACTATGAGCGCTCGAAGCTCTGGAATGAGGAGGCTCCAGTACCGCACACCATGATGATGAGGCTACTCGCGAATAACGCGATACGCCTAGCTCCGGAAGCAGACGCGCATCTACGTATCGCGGAAGTTGGGTCACTACCCGGACGAGAAGCGGCGAGTGTTCTCGGTGGAGCAATCTACTATCACATAGAGGATGAGCATGCGCCAGACGATGTACTGTTCCATGACATCCTCTCCGGGCCACTACCAGAGCATTACGGTGTGGTCGTCGCGGGCCTACTACTACAAGAGTTTGACCAACCAGACGATTTACTGCTCGCGATCAAACACTTATCGCAGTCGTCTAGCTATCTTGTGGTTAGCTACTTCAGCGAGCTACTCCACGGTGTGTGGCAGGCAGACACGATACTACCGCCCGGTATGGTTCGTCCAACAACTATTCGTGGGCACCTACAAGATGTGGCTTCGTGTGTAGAGCGCATTGATATGGAGTGGGCTGCACGCCACGAGTACGTGGAAGACGCGTACCTCAAGTATGCGCGTAATGGAAACAAGATGCGTGACCCTCGAGAGTGGAAGTACACGTATGGAACAACTGACGACGAGGGTTACAGAATCAAGCTCACGTTTGAAACTTGGAGGATTAAATGAGCCACGACTTAAAGCATCTACTCCGCCCGTTCCCAGCATCCGCTGTGAACTTCAGGCCAGCAGACTCGAAGCCTAATAGGAATGGGTCTGTTAGAGTACTCACATACATTGATGCGACTGACGTAAGGCGCAGGCTCAACGAGTTCGATCCTGAGTGGAGCTTCAGTATTGACGGGCCAGCGCATTGGCGTCACGGCATTGTTGAGGTACGAGGAACACTCAGTATCGGAATGTCTAAGCGCTCAGACTATGGCGCTGCTGAAGTTAATCGGCCGCGCAACTTTGATGGAGATCCACAAGAGAAGGATCTGCACGCAGTGAAGTCTGCTACGAGTGACGCGTTGAAGCGTTGCGCCACCATGTTCGGTATCGGAGATTACCTCCGAGAAATGGGGCAGATGTATACCGATAAGCCGAAGCTCTATAACGGATTCGTCCAAGGAATAGAGAAGGACGGAGTTGCGGAACTCAAGGCGCAGTACACGCGCATCATTAGCCACGAGCGATTCGTTGCACGATATGGAGAGGCGTCACTGTAATGGCAGTCACTGTTGTAATACCAGACCTACAGGGAATCCCTGACAGGGTAGACGCTGCGCTCGACGCTGCCCATGATCTCGGCGCGTCACGCATCATACAGCTAGGTGATGGTACCGATAACCGCACTGCTCAAGCAGAGGGTGATTGGTATGTGCTGAATCGCCTACTCGACGCTGGCGTAGAGCTTCACATTGGAAACCATGAGGCTTCAGTCGTGAGTCCACCTCCGTCATACCCATTCGGTGGTGTTGATTCTACGACTGAAGCATCACGCCTAGTCGCTGACTTGTATCAGGATGGCGCGTATCGAATCGCTACCGCTGTGGGTCCGACACTGATCACGCACGCGGGACTACTCGAGGGTCCATGGACTAGGGATGGTGAGATTGATCCATCGCTTGAAGCTCATGAGGTTGCGAAGATTCTGAACGAGCGGCTAGAGAACTTGGATGGGTTTGATCCAGTGATCTCGAGCGTGCCAATCATTCGCGGTGGGAGGCAAGCTGTTGGCGGCGTACTGTGGGCAGACTTTGGCGAGCATGTTCGACAGATGCGTATGAACCAATCAGGCTTCCATGGCTTCCAGATCATCGGTCACACTCCTAACAGCGCTGCTGTCATCAGCCCGCGCATAGCTGCCATTGATACGCGCAACGAGCATGGCGTGACGATTGCGTACACGGCAGACAATGGCGTGTCGTGGAAGTACAAGGTTGCTCAGATCGAGGGAGAGTCTAATGACTGATGTATTCATCCTGACCGCGTATACAATCTCATGGATCATCGTGTTCCTAGGGACGCTATTCCTCGTGTGGGCATCGCTCGAGTTCAGGGCAGAGCGTGGAGACAAGGACATGACTAGTGACGTGCGCCTACTGATCTTCATCTACACACTCAACGTGATCATTCTGTCAGTCACTGGTTACAGTCACATCATTGACTATGTGAGGGCATAGCATGCCTCCGATCTTTAACGCTCCACTCCATATGCCAACGAGTGGGTGGACTCCACCACCCGTAGAGCATGTTGAGAATGATCACCTCACATACAACATGCGGCTCAGTGAACCATGCCCAGTCAAGCGTGTAGCGTATGACTTCATGGATGAGGAGGCACGCGCAGAGCGCTATGGGAGCTTCTCTCAGGGCACGGCAATGCTCGGCCACCTCCTAGCCTCCATATGGATTCACGAATCGTTTGGAGTCCACGGAGAAGAGCATTATCCCGAAGCTGAAATCATGTGGGATTATGGTGTCAGCCACATAGACGTGTTCATACCACCGGGCAGCCCAGACTATGGACTGTACGAGATTAAGACGACGTCGAAAAAAAGACTGACTCCAGTACCAGATAACTATGAGCAGGTTAAGCGTCAACTGTACGCGCTACGACTCATGGGCATGACTGATGTGCCAGCCACGATAGTCATCATCGGCAAGAGTGGGATAGCCGGGGGCATAGTCGGCGATCCATACCCTGTTAGCCTCACGCCGGAAGACATCGACAGGCTCGATGATGAGTGGGCCTTCGTTAATAAGCTGGCCGCTTGCGCGATAGAACATGGAACACTCCGCCCATTAAAGGATGAGATCCCGTCATGGTGTAGGTGTAGCAAGTGTGTGCCAGCACCTAAGAAAGATGCGAGCGAAGAGCTTGAAGACCTGATCGAGAGTGACTATGCGCTCTACATAGACCAGTACCAAGAATCGGTTGACTGGTATGAGGGTATCCGCGAGAAGATCAAGAACATCGCAGGGTCTGAACGCGTCGAATACGTGACGAGTAATCACATAGTGAAGATTGCAAAGAATGGCGCGTTGAGTATCAGTCGCAAACCTGTATAGACTATCTACTTCAACAATCCGTGGGGGCACGGTTGAACGTAGCGGTAGACATACTGACTGATGACTTCAAGGAAGCGATCAACGCGATCAACGATCTTGAGGATCTATTCGCAAGCACAGAGTGGAGCATCGACAGGATGCAAGACGATTCATTCAGTGTTAGTGGAGTAGTACTAGATGCTGATATCACATCAATGCACGCACTGCTAGAAGAGGGCATTGCCTGCAACGCTAAGACCATACAACTACAAGCACCAAAAGTATCCATGAGGTGGAGTCCAACATGCCGGTAGCACCATTACCAGAACACCCAAGAGCGAAGCAAGCACGCATCATTGGAGGGTACACAAGTGGCCCGAATATGAGCGAGGAAAACAATGTGTCTGGAGGAGAATACTACTTCGTAGGATACCGACAGAATGGCGATGTGTTCGTGCGTGGTCGCGAGCAATCAATCGACAGGATGCGTGCCCGCAGCGTACAGCTAGGTATGACTCCAGCAGTTCATCGGATAGAGATTCAAGGCCCGGACGTGAAGACGAATATGTACCGGGTAAACGGCAGCATGGAGGCAGCCACATGGTAGTCACGAAACTAACACTGATCGGTGTACTGGTAGCGTCAAGCTACGGACCCGGACTCATAGGCAACACAACAGCGTGCGGTCAGACACTGACTCCACGCACGATTGGGGTAGCGCACAAGACGCTGAAGTGTGGGACGCTCGTGCGCCTATGCCATGGGCGTAAGTGTGCTGACGTGAAGGTCATAGACCGTGGTCCATTCAGTGGGGATAGGACTTGGGATATCACAGAGGGAACAACTAAGAGGGTATGGGGGATCAATGCTAACCAGTGGGGTGTCCGGAAAGTACGCGCTTTCCGAATCAGAAAAGTCAAGGCGACTAGCAATGCGCCAGCAAAACGACCTACGTATCCGAGCCATCTACGATCCACTCTTTGAACAACTCGGGTTTAAGCTCCCAGAAGGACGTATTCCTACCAACAAGTGCGGCGTAAGGAAGCTCGTACCCACGGCACCATTCGGAATGTTGGTGTGTGAGATCATAGACTCGGGCGAGCATAGCGTCGATAATGTCTGCGACCTAACAGGGGTTCTGCACCGCAGGCTACACGCCATCAGGCACAACGAAGCAAAGTACTTAGAGTTAGACCTAGCAGACGCGTTGCTAGTAGGTCTGGGGCGCACGCATTTGTGGCACTTAGACTTCGCTCCAATCTACGACTTTGCTTTCCATGGGTGCGTAGAGACAGGCTCATAAAATGAGCAAGAGCGGTAGGAGTAGGAGGAGAATCAATAGCCGCCGCAGGAGATCGCGAAACACATTCGTCTACGAGTATTGGGAATGGAAGTGCGCTTACTGTGGAGTGGAGATCACTGCTGGCGATGCGAATAAAGTCACAGACAAGACGGCAACGATAGATCACATAGTGCCGATCTCTATGGGCGGAGAGAACACGCTAGAGAATATCGTCGCATGTTGCCGCAAGTGCAACTTCGTTAAAGACAACGATCATCCAGACGATGCGTTCCTATAGTGACATCACGCGCTGAAGCTCGAGCGTAGCCTTCTCGACTAGATCCTTAGCAGCGTTCGCGCTCACACCCAGCACGCTACCAATCTTCGGATACGAGTGAGCTTCCCCGCCCCACAATCCGTAACGCATAGCGAGTACGCGGATCATGTCATCGTTACCATCCTCAGTCATCTGCAGCATCGCGGCATCCATGCGATCCATGATGTCGAATAAGTATGTGGGATAGTGCGCGTCATTATCGTCACGCATGTTCACGTCACTATCAACAAGCGGCAATGGAGTGACAGACTTCGCAAGCTCTTTCGCAAAGTCCTTGTCACCGGACTCCCACGCGCTTAGGAAGACATGAGCCTTGGCTGCTCCGTTAGTTAAGTCTCGAGCAGCGCTCCTGCGGATCTCCGCATACACGAAGCTGAAGCAGTACGTCGTAGGATTACCGGGTATCTTCTCGAGCTTGATACGTCCCATGCTGTGCAGTAGGCCAGTCATGCCAGCTTGGAAGAGATCCTCGAATGGTGTACTCACTGCTCCGCTTCGACACCACTTCACTACGCACGCAACAACCATCTTCGAGTTGCGTATGCTGAACTCTTCCCACGCACGCTTGTCACCCTTGAGGTAGCGCTCTACTAGCGCTCGAGACTCATCAAGAGTAGGCTTGCCGCCCATCCTGTCGGCCTCTTCCATGATCGCTATGACCGACTCCGGGATAATCACTTAGGAGCCTTGGCCTTGGCTGCCTCGACCTTGTCCTTCACATACTCGAGATTACGAATGTGATTCAGGACCGTGCGATTAGCGAAGCGCATAGCGGCTACACCTTCATCGACTTTGTCGGTGTCTTCCTTGTCCTTGTACTCAGCCATGACATCAATCATGCTGCGTAGGATTTCGGAGTGTTCCCGCGCATTGGCTATGAGCCGGTCTATATCTTCAGTCATCAGATCCCCCAAGATCGTTGCGTGTGCAACTACTGACTGACTGTGATGTTACCATTACGACATGATGCCAAACGACTCAGACATACTCAGGGCATGCCTCACGCTATGCGGATTGGGTGTCGTACGCTTCGCTGAAATAGTGGGAGTGTCGAAGACTCAAGCAGAAATGATGACGCTTGGAGTATGCGAGATACCAGAAGAAGTGTGGGAGAAACTCGATGCCGGTCTTGGAGTTGTGGAACAAGTACGCAGTAGCGCACGCGCTGGGACTGAAGGACGCTAGCCGCGTCGTACACTCCAAGACTTTCCCCGAACCAGCGTATAGGAGTGGGCGCTCGAGCCTGTGGCACTCGGCAGAAGTAACGCTATGGGCACGACAAAACAACCGAACGGTTGTGGATGAGAAAGATTGGCCCGGACCAGACGAGGAGCATCTAGCGCTGAAGTGGTGGCGCAGGATCTACTTCATGGATGTGAAGCGACGCGCAAAGATCAGGCTAGGCTTGGTAGAAGACTTGAAGCCAGCGCAGACGTTCGAGAAGAATCGTCAGAACCTATTAGCGCAGAGCGATGAGCGGGCAATCATCGCCCTGCGCAGACTCGTGATTGCTCGAGTCGGTATCAGTAATGGATCATTCGTAGCAGCGTACGAGCTACTCAGCGGTACTGTGTTTACGCTTCCGAGCTTGCCGCCTGATCTCGTAGAGTGACTCGAGCGCTTCCCATACTGGGCGGAATCCACGGAGTGGTTGATCTTCGCGCCTATCCCCACCAGTCCTATCATCACGCCCGAACATTACTAAGCGTAGTTCACCGGCCACACTCCTGCCTACTCCTAGGTATGTAGCGATCTCTCCGACGCGTGGTACGCGCCCAAGGCTAGTAGCTAGGGTTCGTATCTCGATCAAGCGATTGATGTTGATAGAATCGTTTACAGCCTGCCTACAGTGGAAGCAGTGCCCACTCTCATTGTCTCGCGGAATGGCCGTGCCGCATGCGCAGCGTGTAGCACTCATGTGATTGCGATTGATTGCACGCTTACGGGTAGGGCGGGGATTGCGTAGGTAGTAGCTGTTGACTACGTTGAGGCTAAGGCCAGTCTCGGTAGCGATCTCTTGTGGAGTGTAGTCGCAGTCGTGTAGTCGATGCACTTCATCCCACGCATCCATGCTTGTCTTGATTTCAGTCTTCATGACCTCATCCTCTCTACCTTTGCCTCGAACTCTTCAATCACTGCGCGGTACTCTTGGATGTACTGCGCTTGGCTTGGCTTAGGCTTCCCGCGTAGCCTGATTAGATTCAGGATTATACCACCGATGATGTAACCAATCATTACTCGCTCACCCTCTCGATGTCGGTCACGAACCTATCGTGATTAAGGTTGATTGATACGCCTCGCTCTATCTTCTCTGCCTTGTGGTAAGAGTGCGGCCCCATCCTGCGTACCTCTGCGTACTCTCCGTCGATCTCCTCCGAGATCACTACGTAGTAGTTGTCATCGCTCATGCTGGCAACCTTACTGGCATCAAGATAGCCTGTCGTCGTGGACTATCAATACTCGAGAAGAGCAGCGGCCTATTCGTAACCGCGTGATACCCAAGCTCGCAACCACCACCCATGAACTCGAGACAATCAATAGCGAACTCACAGTTCACGCCAGTAGTAACGTCTTCCTCGCCATGCGTTCGACTAACCAGATGACCAGACGTATGCGACGGCCCGTCTTGTACGGTCACGCCTAACGATAGTCTGGTGCTATGCGTCGAATGATTGATTGACATCCTTACCGGACTGTTGCGCATGTTCAGTTTATTCATGAGCTTCAAGCTCTCAAGCATGTCGCTGACCGTGCCGTCAAGGATCTCGAGCGTCTCGGTCACTGGAGGACGCAGCCTGTCATAGTCAGGATACTGTCCCTCGATGTTGCGTAGATGCAAGGTGAATCCCTCGCCGACAAGCGTCGTGTACTTGCAGTCCTTGTCGTAGTAGACGCACGATAACTCAGTCATGGTTGCGACTGATACCGCTGGCAGTATCACGCTGAAGTCCACGCTCTTGCCAAGCTCTGTAAAGTCGCACGCCATACGATACGAGTCTGTGGCCGTGACACGCAGCGCTCCGTCTTGTGATCGAAGATTAACTCCAGTCAGCACAGGGCGTGACATATCAACGCTAGCGAACTTGGATACAGCCTTGATCACTGGCATGGGATTGCCAAGCATGCTCGTCATCGTGTTCTTGTTACGCTTGGGCAAGTCCAAGGTTGGCCAGTCTGATAGCTCGAACGTGTTGATGCCAGTATTGCCGATGCGACTCGCAACCAGTAGCTCGTCTTCAGCACCAAGCAACATGACGACGGAGTCCTTAGCCTTCAATGATGAGAGCAGCTTAGACAGTGTGCGTGAGTCTGCGATGACATCACAGTCAAGACCAGTGTCGATCTCGACTACAGCATAGGCTTCCATGTTAGTGGCCTCAATAGTCTTCGGTGTGATCTTCACGCCGTAGAGGACTTGGATACTGGACTTGTGCTTCGTTGCCTTGAGAACACGGGAGAGCGCGTCCTTTAGTTCTTTGACTGGTACTGATCTCTTTGTCTTTGTGGCAGTTGCCATGATGTAGCCTTCCTGTTTGTTAATGGTTACTCGTTACGTGCAAGCACAGCGGTCAAGTCTTCCCATACAGGAGGAGTGACCGTCGTGTTCAACACCTTCACTGAAGTCTCTTCCACTAGGTAGATATAATCCTCACCCCACCTAGCGAACTTCCAGTCTGCGCGATCTCTCGGAATCTCCAGCGGTGGAAGTTCGTACCCCGGATTGATTCCACAACTAATGAAGTCGCACGGGTTATCGCTTCCGGGCTGACGAAACTTGTCAGCCAAGTATGCAACGTACCGTGCCGCAAGATACGGAGGATCTGCTCGACGTGAACCGTTCGACGCCTCTTGATCAAGGCCAAGGAAACTCATGAGGTCTGCGCCTGCAACGTCAGGATTTCCATCGCGGTGCCGATAGACTGCAATGACATCATCGCCGTCCTTGAATAGTGTTACTGCTGAAGTACTCATTATGATCCCGTCTTCTCTGTGATGACGTCAGCGTTAGCCGACAACTTTGCGACCAGTCCAACAAGATGGTCAGTGTCCTCGTCGTCTGCGTCTAGGTAGCTCATGATGTGCTTGACCGTGAGTGAGCGGTACCTGATCTCTGCCGCAGGGTAGACTGTCACGTCACCCTCGCAGTAGTCGATGAGGCTTCCGTCTGGCATGACTGCAGCCCAGCGATAGGATGCTTCACGATAGAACCAGACGATGCCGCCCCGCTCTTGCCAGTCATACAACTGATCGTCGCCGTCGTATCCCTCCGCAGACTTGGGAGAGAATCCTACGTAGTAGCCCATGCCACTAGACTCGTTGCGCTTACACACTGCGCCTGTCTCATTGATTATGTCCTGAGCGGTGATCACGTTAATACCTCGTTTGCTACGCCATGCGCCACGGCCGGATACTTTCGGGCAAGCATGGCTAGGAACAACTTTTCAAGATGATCGTCGTGTATCAAGATTCTCATTGACTTGAATCCGTCGTCCACTATGATGGTCTGGTCAACCCAGTTGATTCCAGTTGACTCGTGTGTGTGATTGCTCATCCGTACACCAACTCTCCGAACGCAGCGAACTGCACGACACAATCAGCAGCGTCAGCATCGATATAGCCAGCGTCACGATACTTCAACGCTTCCTTTATTTGATCAGTCAAGTCGCTACGGATACGCCCACCCTTGGCAAGCTCACGCGCAACCTTCTCAAGCTGCGTAGCCTTGACTATCATGGGATCGAAGTCGTCTTCAGTCTCGGGCGTTCCCTTGATCTTCACCTCGACCCATGTCAGGTCTTCCAGACGCTTCGCTGAAGTGATGATGCTCCAGTATCCGATGCCGCCCTCGACTGCTGTTGTCAGGATGTCCTCGCCGAATGTACTCATGACGTCACCTTCCTGATCTGGTAAGAGTCGATATCGTTACGCACTAGGTTGATCTCGGCCAGCGCGTCTAGTAGTTGCCTTCGCAGTTGCGCTGGCAGATTGTTGTACTCGTCGTTGTAGTGGACGCAGATCGCGTCAAGCATGCTGCCGTACGCGTCACTGATTGAATCGCCAAGCATGACTATCCTTCCTTTGTGATTGTTGGATTGTCTACAAATCGTGCTACTAGTTCAACGACGTTGTCGGACACGAACATGGTCTGGAAGTATTCCATCAACGCCTTCTTGGAGTAGCGGTCAACACCCTGCCCACGGTCTGGTCGAATCCACTCCATCGGATGACACTGACGTACTAGGAAACCACGATCACTAGAGTGGATCTCGTCGCCGACGACAGTGCTGAAGCGCTTCCAGTCCTTGTCGTGGCTACAGGATACGACGACGTAGCGCCCATCTTCGCCTTGCTCTTGCCCGTCCACTGGTAGTTCCCAGCGGATGCTTCGCTGCTGCTTGCCGTACATGTCAACCTTAAATGCGGTGACGTTGCCATTGCTTAGTGCGTATGTTTCTCGGTAGTTCATGATGTAGCCTCCCTGTTTGTCTCTGTACTAGTCATCTTAGCGTGCTTGTCGGACGCTGTCAACCCTTGTGTCGAATCGGCATGCACAATCCCATGATCACGTCGCCAGTAGGTGAGTGGAATGTAATCGGCTTGAGCGGGCCAGTCGTGCCAACGATAGCCCACGGCATAGCCTTCTCCATGTTGCGCATGTACTCGCCGTTCGCGTAAACAGCGTAGCCGGACACCGACAACCTGATCATATGCTTCGTAGTCTTGGTGGCCTCAAGGTCGATAGCCGTGTCCATGACGCAGCCGATATGCTCAAGCTCAAACGTGGCCCGTGTGCGCTCGCCCTCCATCAGCATGTGCAGGTTAGGGATAGGACGCCCAGTCTGGCACGCGTACATGACTAGCACGCCAGCCTTCTGCGACACTGCAACGAGGATGTCCTGCCGTAGCATCGGCAAGTCTCCGTCACGCAGATGCGCAACCTGCAAGTCTCCCAGCATAGTCTTCGGCAAGTCCACTAGCATGCGCCCGATGTTGTCGTAGTCCTTCGGCGCTCCGTAGCGAATCATGCTATAGCTATCGGTCACGTATATGAACCCGTCAGTGACGTGCCCGGTTGCAAGCACGTCATCATGACCGCGCACCTTCCGCTCATTCTTCACGATCTCCTTCGCGCCGGGTAGCTCCAGCTTGCGCGGAGACGTAAGTCCGATACGGTCTAGGTTATCCATGATGTGATCGAACGCGGCCAATGTGACAGCGTCACAATCGAACATGACCATGCCGCTAGTCTCGCCGTTACACTCGGACAGCGGCACGATAGCGCACGTGGCAGGATGTGAAGAGTAGCTGTACTTACTCGCCTTCACTGCAACATACCCGCCGGGTACCATGATGCTCTCACCGCTGACGCTCTGCCGCCCGCCCGTGATTCGCCGTGCGTATGCTTGCATGGACTTGGTTACTGGTGTTTTCGTTTGCGTTGTCATGTTATTGCTCCTCGTCTGTGTCTAGGATGTCTCGGCCAGACATGCGAACGATGTCGGCAATCTCTTCCAGTGTGTCTGCGCTCCAGTCGTTAGCCGACATGATGTCGGTTATTAGGTTCAGCGCATGCTCGTCTGATATCTCGCGCATCATGCACCGCCCTTGTTAACCTTGACCGAACGCGTACCCGTAGACTCGGCAACGTACCGAAGCACCCACTTCTCGCCCGCCGCCATAGCGTCAAGCGCCTTCAGGTCTGCCTTATGGAATACAATCGGCAGCATGTCGGGACGCTTACGCTTCAGCGCCCGATACAGTAGCGTGTTGTTAACCTCGCGCACCCGTGGCGCTTTGGTTACTGTAACGCCACCGTACACGCCCGGATCTGCCGCCTGTAGCTTCGCCTTAATCGGTGCTTGCAAGTCCTTACACGCGCTCACGATAGCCTCAAGCGCTGCGTACTCGGTACCCATAGCGTCAAGGCTACGCGCCTTAGAATCTGGCACACTCGCCACGATATCTAGTGCCGCCTGTATTGCCTTCCCGCGTCCGTCCCTAGACTCCAGCGCGGTAGCGATAGAATCCATCAGTGCTTGCATGTCGGCAGTTGCCTGCCCGGTAGTTTCTGTTTTCATGGTATAGCCTTCCGTTCGTGTATGGACTAAATATCGTAGTAACTGCGTTCTTCGCTGTTGCGGTCGTATAGGTGTTCTCGCATGGCGTCAATGTCTTCCCACGTGTCGCGGATCTCCTCGCATGCCACCGATCCATCGGGGAATGTCCACCCCGGTGTATGCCGGTCGATATCGATGAACGTAGCCACGATGCCGTGCCGCTCCTTCAGCCACACGGTAATCTGTGGGAATGATCCGTACCATCCGCTATTGTCGTCGCTATTGTCTAGTATCTGTACCGCGCGTTCTGCAAGGTTCATGATGTCTCGCCTCCAAATCTCCTGCCCGCACACTTAACGCGCACCGGGCAATCTCCGCATGCCAGCATCCATAGGTCTGCCAGTGTTCCATCCCACGTCCGCCAACCGGACGAACCTATCTGTACCCTGTAGTTCATATCGCACCTTCCGTTGTAGTTACATTCCATCATAGCGCCAATGTCGGACGCTATCAACCCTTTAGCGCACGCTTAAGCCGGTTCTCGCGTCGCTCAGTCTTCCCAAAGCGTCCCGCCAGTTTATGCCCGGCCACCCATATCTGCGCCTGTACATCACGGGGAGGCAATCCAACCTCCGCCGCTATAGTGCGCACCGCATCAGACATCGCTGCATACTGCCAGCCGTTTGGGGATGTCTTAGACTCTATCCCTGCCAGTAGTAGCATATGAACGTCAACGGTAACGGCACTAGACGTTGCGCTGTATAGGTTGCGTGCGTATGCCCAGCGCTTCTGCGCATCATACCCGAAGCGTACCATCGCACCCCGCGCACATTCCCGAGCAGATTCGCGAAAAACTGTCATACCGTGTTCGGCCTTAGACGTATCCCCGAGCGCACCGGGCAGCAGGACGTCCCGAGCGCGTTCCCACTTCGCACGTGGACTGACAGCGCTTGCAACCTCGCACGATGTACGCGCATCCGCACCATAACGCGCACCGATAGACTTAACCGCTAGACCCTCCAGACGGTACCATTCCGCCGCATCGGCCAGCGTATCCGCATCGGCCAGCGATAGGATCTGCCGATACCGCTTAAGCGCATCACGTTGTAGTTTCCGGTACGCCTTCGCGGTACGATTCTGCCATTCCCGCGAATCATCCAACGGTTGCATGATTGCATAGCACCCAAAACCGGTCAACGCGTTGCGCAGCGAATCGTGTAGGCGCTCAAGGTTAGCCTCCGCAATGTCTGCGACAACTACCTTAGAACGCTTCCCGGCATACACGCCGATAGCCTGCCTGCAATCCGTCGCACCATTACGCTCAAGCACGCCAGTCACGTAGTCTACCGTCGCACCATTACAATCCACCGATACAATCGCGCGGTCTAGTCGCACCTGCCCATAGTCTCCAGCAGCATAACGTGCGCTGCAGAACACTTCGCACTGTACTACACGCTTACCCTTGCTCAGCCAATATCCGGCATCGTCGCCAGCGTAATAGGTACCGTCAATAATCGTTGCAGCCCGTGTCATGATGTAGCCTCCTTATAGTCTGCGATAATCCACTCAAGCAGTTCGGATGAATCCTCGGCATCATCCCCGCGAAGTGTTGCGATGTCATCCATAACACGTTCAAACCGCAGGTCGTGTTGATTGTGGTGCGCGTGATTATCCGCCGTGTTCCACCGATGAAGGGCCACGCTATCCCATGCCCAAACCCCGGCCTCTTCCAGAATCACCTCAAGAAGTGAGATTGCCAGAAGCTTCTCCGCCTCCTGCGCAGACTTCTCCGCCGCGTTCGCCGTAACACGCAGAATCCGCGCATCCTCCAATAGTCTAGTTTCAGTAGATAGAAACATGAGCTTCATCCTTCCAGTTGTCATTCAGTTCCCCGTACACTTGACCCGTACCGTCGAAGCAATACCCTGCCCACGTGTCGGGATGTACGCGCACGGACAGTTCATAGCAGTTCGCATCAGCAGGGCCACTAAACGTCACTAGTGTCGCTAGTAGAATCGTTAGCATCACGCACCCCACTCAAGCCGCGCCTGTAGTTGCGCAATCTCCCACGCCTCACCAGCGGTCATGAACACGGCATATGATCCGCCGACATCGGGTAGTTCTGCCTTCACGCGTACAATCGGCACACCGCGCTTAACCTCCTGCACGTCGCATCGGCACGAGCTAGGTTCATCACGTGCGCATCCGTCCTCGTGCCGTAGGTACGTGTCTTGAATATATGTTTGGACTATGTTCATCGGTTCATTCCTCCTGTATCGTGTTGACCTAGGCTAGTGCAGCAGCGCCACACTCAAGCATCACGCGCATATCCGTGATTAGCTCCAACGCGGCATCCACCGAATCGGCCGCGCACACAATCGCCTCCGGGGTACCCGTAGCGAATCCCGTACCCTGCCTAAGACCTGCAGCGAATAGGCGTTCAATCGTACTAGCCGATACATTCCCGCGTGCCGTATATCCGCGCACCCCGAACATATCTTCTGCAATAGCGTCACTAGTTAAGCGTGCGAGAGTCTCGCGTGCAGCACGCACAACCGCCGCAGGTGACCCGCTAGCAATCTGCGCCACGTTACCATTAGCACTGTAAACGTAGAGATTAGACATTATTAGCCTTCCGTTGGATTGATTGATACCCGGCATGCGCCGGATCATACGCACGTCAACGTGCGCACGATTCGAAGCACTGTAAGCACAATCTTCCCGAACCTGCCAGCGGTATCCACCTGCCAGCCCAACCTATACGCGGGAACCTTCCCGCTATGTACTCAAACCGTTACGGTAGTGCCCGCTTAAACGCACCCGGCGCAGGCGCTGGCCTATCTTCCCGCACGCCTTCAAACGATAGCGATAGATCGACCGCGCCGCTATGCACGCGAATCGTGCGGGCTACAGTATCGCGCCGATTCTTCCCCGCATTGCGCGCGGTGGCAGGCTGCTCAGGATAGCGCGCGCCGATAGCATCCGCCAATCGCGCACGTTCGCGTTCACGCTTGCCTAGCCTACGCGTAGCCACTAGAGCACCTCCAGAGTCAACACGCCACCATACGCAGCAGCATCCGCAGAGCGTGCCCAAATAGCGCGCAAATCTTCAGAGCCAAGAACCGCCAAGAGAGTCAAGCGCGCCCTAATGATTCCATTACAGTCAGTAAGAGTCAGTATCACGTGTAAGCCTTCTAAGTAAGTGGCCAGTAGGCCGTTCAACCTTATGTCTTCAGTATCGTCCTAACCTAGCCGTTTGATTAGTCCAACGTCCAAGCAGGCCGACTATCTCTCTCTTTTTTCCTGCTTCTTAGCCAAATAACTCCTGATCCACGTGTGCGTACTATGGTTCGTTACGTGGTGTTTATTTACTGTGGTCGTGTGCGCGTGCGCGTGTGGGGGATTGTGATTCTCACCGGAAGATTTGCAAGTGGTATCCACTGCGATGTGGAAGTATTGTTTTTTCCTGCTATTGATCGTTCTGTGTGTACAGGATTTTCTGCAAATGTTGGTATAGAATCATCGGTAAAGTCCCTGCAAAATATCTGTGATATTTACCGGGGTGGTGAATATGCTTGATTTGGTGAATGTGTCGTGACACAATGGTGGGACTTGTTCACTACTAGGAAGGCTACGCATGTCTACTGATATTGCTTGTGGTAGGAGCGCGTATGTTGCGTGTTCTCAGGATGTTGATGATCGTGTTGAGGTGAGTACGAATCCCGATCTTGTTGATCCGGGGTTTGTGCATGTGAGTGTGACTCAGGTCGATGACTCGAATGAGGTTGTGCTTACGAAGGCTAGTGCGTTGTTTCTTGCTGATCAGTTGAGGTCGATTGCTTCTAGTGTTCAGAGTCCTGCGCGTGCTGGCTGTGATGGTGAGGATCAGATTGCGCGTGTGAGGTTTGCTCCGAATGGTAAGCAGTATTGCTACTACGCTCCTGCTCGCGCGGAGGTTGGTGATTTGTTGAAGGTGACCACGTATGGTAGCAAGGAGAATCTTGTGGAGATCGTGGCGCTTGGTCGCGGGTTTTATGAGGGGCCTATCAGTGAGTGTGATGCGTGGTATCGGAAGGGTAGTTCATGAGTATTCAGGAGAGTAGTCGTCGCGTGTATCGTTATCGCCTCCCGCTACAGGTCGTGTCTGTGGAGACTGATTGGCCCGTAGGTTCGGTTCCTATCAGTGTCGCCTTACGAGGTGACGAGTTTGATGTGTGGGCTGATGTCCCGTATCCGGATCTTAGGAAAGTCTCTAAGCGATTCTTTGTTGTTGGTACTGGCCAGAGTGTTCCTCGTTGCGATGTGTTCTTAGGAACGCTTGTACAGTTTGCGGAGGATGCTCCTGATGGCCGTTGGGTGTGGCATGTGTTTCATGATCCGGATGAGGGTGTCTGATGAGTAAGTCTGGTGCTTATGCTAGTGCAGAGTCTCAAGTGATTCTTCAGGCACGCTTATTGAAGAATCTGATTGACGAGGATGAGGATCGTGTGAGGCTTAGTATTGGCTCGTCTTTGTGGACGCGTTTGGATGACTTGTTTGCTGCGCTCGATGAGTTGGATGTTGTGGTTGCTGATGAGTGTGAGCCGATTCGTCCGGTGACTACGTGTCCGGGTGCTGCGTTGAAGCGTGTGGTTGATGGGACTCACGAGTATGGTGATCAGCATTTGGTAACTATCGCTGGTGATCATCCGTTGATTGGGGAGAGTATCTCTGTGTTCCGTATTCTGGGTGCGTATTTTCAGGGTGTTGCTGATCATAGTGATAGTGAGGCTATTGTTGATAGTGCTGTTGCGTATGGTGAGTGGTGTAGTCGTATGGCTACTCAGTGGGAGGATTTAGCGTGAGTGAGTTGGAGCAGGCGGTAATCAAAGCCGCACGAGAAGTAGTTGAGACTTGGCAAATCAATATGGAGCCAATGAACGAGCGGGAACTATTACTAGCTCAACACATTCAGGCTCTAGACGAGTCACTTCGTCCCGATCCATGGCAGTTACTAGAGCGCATGTACGCCTATCACAATCATAAGGGTGGAATGGCCATGGAAGACCCGAGGGGCAAGGTTCATGCGGCGTTGGAGTGGAGGCGAACCCATGAAGAATGAACCATTCAAAGAACTTGAGCAATCTTGGCGATGCGAGTGCGGGTTCATAGACGTACATTCAGATGGGTGCAAGAACTGTGACGGTGGATGGGATCGCGGCGGCTACATAGAAATACCACTTGAGCGGCGCATCGAGCATATTGAGGATTATTTGAGAGGACTACCCCATGACTGATGGCAAGGTTCATGCAGCGTTGGAGTGGAGGCGAACCCATGCCGTATAGCGGGCCGTCATGCACAGCGGAAGTGAGGGATTGGACAGACCGTGTGGTTGGGTGGACCTTTAGGTGGCCAGAGGCATCGCATAAGTGTGGAAAAAGGAAGAACCTTGAGTGGGTTATGTATGGCTACAGATGCCCCGCCCATTATGAAGAGTGGAGGCGAACCCATGAAGAATAGAACAGACAAGCATGGGTGGCCACTGTCTTGCGTCGTTTGTGGGGCAGCCATTATTCACGAATCCTACGAGGATCTAGTCTTCTACAAGTGCGGGGGCGAAGGCAATAAGTGGGGATGGATTGGTGGCGATTGGCGGTGCGATGAACTCAATGCAATCAACCCAGTGAATAGGAGGGGCAACCATGACTGATGGTTTCATCCCAGCAAGCGACCGCGAATATCGCTTCGAGATTGTTGAACGAGACGGAGACTATTGGCTTACTCACAAGACTGCGTATTCGGTGACTGAGTGGCCTATCATTTCGATGGCTGATGGAGAGTCTGCCGCTCTTGTAGTGGCTGCGGATCGGCGTATCGCGGAACTCGAAGCAGACCAACGAGACTGGCGTAAAGGAGTTGAGCTTATTGCATCCTCGCTTGGCGAGTTCGCCCCTGCCAATCTTTCCTGTGTCCGTATCGCTGAGGTTGCTCTTGGAGTGCGGGCAGAGGCCGAACAACTTGCCGAGGCGCGGAGTCTCATAGACGAACTCGCGGAACAGCTAATCGAACATAGCTCAACGAATGGAAGCGCAAAGATCCCGTCACACCATAAAGCCAACACAGTGCTTGCCAAGGTTGAGGCGTATCGAAAGGAACAAGCATGAGTAAGTGCATAAGGCAGTCTTGTGATAACCCTCCGGCGTTCGGAGCCTTTTGCATTGACCACGTAGACGATGAATACAAGGACGTGGGCATCGTAGAGGCTGCTTTCAGGCTACGGGACGCGCGAAAACGGATGGACGATGCTCGGGGCAGTAACGACCACTATGGACGTGCTCAGTTACGAGAGCAGGAGGGTCGTGCTGGTCGGGCATTAGATAAGGCCGTGGACATGCTCCGCGAGATTCAGGACGGTAAAGCATGAGCGTGTGCACGGATTGCAATGACGACTCCCACCAATGCACGGAATGCGGGAACGCATACTTCTCTATTCCCTGCGAACAGTGGCACGACAAGGAGCAGGTGACATTCAATGGCGGGGTCAAATACGGAGAGTGGAAGGGTTATGCCGCTTGTCTTGCAGACGTAGTGGCATGGCTACGAAAGACTGGCGATTGGTTTAGCGACATTACCGACAACGGGCAATGCGAACACGGGAACTACAGTTGGGAAGGATGCGAGACGTGTGGCATCAAGGGTGTGGCTGATGCGATTGAGCGGGGCGAAGCGAAAGGCGCAAGCAATGAGTAGAGGCGAGCTACTATTCTCGGTCAGTATTAAAGATTGCAAAGTAGAGTCCCTGCGTAACAGTAAAGGCGCTGGTGGACAGCATCGCGATAAGACCAGTAGCGCCCAGAGAGTTACTCACGAGCCAAGTGGAGCTAGCGCGTATTGTCAGGATCATCGCGAGCAGTATCGCAATAAGCGTGATGCGTTCCTGAAGATGATTAGAACTCCACAGTTCAAGTCGTGGCATCGTCGGATGATTAATGAGTTGAGTGGGATGCCTACTGTTGAGCAGGTTGTCGAAGAGCAGATGACTGAGTGTAACATCATGATTGAGGTTCGTGGCGATAAGGGTTGGGAGAAGATATGAGCGTTTCTATTAACTGCATCCCTAGCCGCACTAGATACAGGATGACTCTCGAGTTACATTGCACTAAGTGCGATTGCTACTTCGGTTGGTACCCTGATGATGAGGCTGGCTACGACGCCGCGAAGGAACATCAGAGTAAGCATGAGTCTAGCTGTACTGGCAATGAGAGGCTCACTAGTGACGCGCTGGCAGCCAAGATGAAAGCCCACATTAAAGAACGTAAGGCGATATACGATGCACTCACTGACAATCCAGATCGAGTGATTGCAAACAGCGGAACCGAGTCATTGCAAACAGCGGATCAAGATAAGATCCATGACTGGTCTACGTTTATTCGTCTTAGGGGTTCAATGGAGTTGCCCGGTCGCATGGCCGAAGCATTGATTGCTCTTGACGAGTGTAACTATGATCATGATTGTGGAGGCGAGGGTGATTATCCTCGCTGTAAGGAGTGTCGTGCTGTGCGTCTGCTGCGTACAATGATATTGGAGCTTGGCGCTCATGGGATTGGTCGTTAAGCCGTTCGGCTAATAATCGTTCCATATCTCCTAGTCTCGCCCTGAATAACGCCGAGCGGCGTTAACGGTCACACGGACTTCGATTAGTGGTCACACGAGTGTCGGCACAATAGTGTGCATGACTCAACTAGCTAGACCACGTAGTAACTGGGGCGCAGCGAAGCCGAAAAAGAATCCTACTCGAGTAGACTGGGATGAGAATACGGTGGAGCGAGCGCACCACACGGCTACGCGTAAGCCGAAGGGTAAGACTCGCAAGCTTCTCATTGAGGACGAGCAGCGTTGTATGCGCGAGATCCAGTCTGCGGCGATGAAGGGTAAGGACGCTAAGTACAGCGATATTCCCTACAACTTCCTGATCATGCCTAGTGGTCGTCGCTATACTGGGCGTGGCGCAGAGATCCTTGGTGGCCACACGCTTGGCCATAACACTGATGTGGGCATTGCATTCGTCGGGAACTATGAGATTGATAAGCCTACAGTCGCTTCGCTTGTCTCATTCTGGCAGCTACGGCGTGAGCTTCGTAAGCGTTACGGCATCAGCGTTAAGGTGTATCCGCACAGTGACACGTTCCCGACTGCTTGCCCCGGTAAGTATTTGAAGAAGGCTCTAAAGATTTAGGAGCCTGATGGGTGATGTTGTTCACATAGGAGCGGGCGGCTCATCGTGGGGTCGCATGGATGGTGAGTCCTCTGGAGAGTACGCGCTGTTTGAGGAGTATGTGCGGCTTGGAGACTTGAAGCGAGTAGCTTCTGGATCTGGAGTATCCCTTGCGCGTGTTAAGCGTGCAGCGCAAGTCTGGGATTGGAAGGGTCGGAAGGAAGCACTCGTGTCTGAGGGGCAGAGTGTTCTCACGTCTAGCGCGTTCCTTGAGGGTGTTGTCTATGAGAAGGCGGTGCAGTTGGTGGCTGAGAAGCTGCTTGAGCTTGGACTCGACACGCTCACACTGCGAGATCCTAGTCTTATTCCTGTTGAGACTGCACAGTCTATGGTTCGTGACGCTGTGGGCATCCTGAAGGGTAGGGATGCTGCTGATATTAACGTGAAGATTAGCCGCGAGGAGAGCGTCGCGTTCATTGATGGTCTGGTCGGGGAGATTCTCGACGCAGAGGTTATTGATGAGACTGAGTGAGGAGTCTCGGACTAAGCTCGCAAAGCTTCCTGATGATCAGAGGCTTATGGCTATTTGCGCTATCCGCGCTAGGCTCTGGCAGAAGCTTGCTCGTCCAAGTCAGGTGCCTCCAGATGTTTCGTTACCGTGGTTTCTTTGGTATTTCCAATCCGGGCGCGGATGTGGGAAATCAAGATCCGCGTCTGAGTGGATCGTAGAGCAGCTTGGCAGGCGTCCCGGTACTCGAGGGTTCCTTATGGGTCCAACGATGCGTCACGTCCATCAGGTGATGCTTCAGGGCGAGTCTGGCGTCCTGAGTCTCGTGGGAGACAATACGACGTACAAGTTCCGCGAGTTGAAGAACGAAGTCGTATTCTCTAACGGTAGTGTCCTCATCTTGTACACGTCGGAGCGGCAAGACTTGTTCCGTGGTAACGAGTTTCATTATGGGTGGATTGATGAGCCTGCGGAACTAGAGCGTGGGCTTGACGCTTGGGAGACTATTACCCCGGCGATTCGTTTAACTGACGGCTTGCCTACGCACACGCTTGTGACTGGGACTCCTAAGCAGAAGCCGCTGACAAAGTACTTGAAGAAGCTGTGCGAGTCTGATACCGAGCGGCACGTGTTCCGTCAAGGATCTACGCTCGACAATATGTCGAACCTCGACGCGGGAATGATCGCACAGATTGAAGCTCGCAAGGGTACACGCTGGTATCGTCAGGAGATACTAGGCGAGCTACTAGAGGACGCGGAGGACGCTCTGTGGGATAGCGTGCTGATCGAGAATATCCAGATCGCTAAAGCAGAGCTTCCCAAGTTTGATCGTAAAGTACTCGCGATTGACCCAGCGTTGTCTACGGATAAGAAAGCTGACGAGACTGGTATCGTTCTTGGCGCTCGAGGAGTCGATAAGAAAGCCTATATCCTAGCTGACTACAGCTTGCAGGCTTCAGCACTAGAGTGGGCTAGGCTTGTTGCGAAGATTGCAGTAGAGCAGAAGGTTCGCGAAGTGATTTACGAGCGTAACCTAGCCGGGCCACTGCTTGAGGAGATCCTGAAGAAAGTCCTAGGCGAGCATGCTCCGGGCGTGAAGCTCACTCCAGTACATGCGAATAAGAGCAAGATGCACAGAGCAGAGCCTGTATCGGCTGCGTACTATGGTGGTAAGGTCATGCACTGCTTCGACTATATCGCTGGCCGAGACTTGTCAGACCTCGAGTCGCAGCAGACTACATGGTCACCGTCTGATACGAAGAGTCCGGATAGGATTGACGCGCTCGTTCACTTGGTTGATCGGCTCGTGATTCGCACTGGTGGTATGACTGCTATCGCTCCGGATCGTATTCGTATCTGAACGAAATAAACGAAACCCCCGCCAGAGCGAGGGTCGCGTCATGATTCTGATTGTTATGTAGATCAGATCGAGGGTTTCTTGTTTTTATGCGGGAGACTTATACGGCGCTCCCGCGACTGTTACCGCTTTCCTCCGTGTTACCACGTTACGAGGGAAGGCTTAGTCTCTGCAGGCTCTGGGTCGAAGACTCCATCGAGCCTTGCTGCTCGCTCGATCATTGCTGTTGCCAATGCGTGTGCGTGGCTAATGAAATGTCCGGGCCTACCGAACGCTTCAAGCACGTGATCCAAGCATCGACCATATGCTCCGCATTGCTCTGGGAAGTATTGTGGTGCTGCGTGTCCACATATCTGAGCTTCTGTGGCTACCGCTGCTTTGTCTGCAACCTCAACGTCTTCCCACGCATCGTCAGACATGAAGTAGTAGTCGAAGCGTGCATCGTCCAGTTCGAGTTCTTTTCGTAGGCTGTCGATGATCTTCAAGCATAGTTGATGTTCTAGTTGTGACTGCTCGTCGGTCTTCCATGTTCCGACACAGTCACCAACGATTGCTTCCGCTGCATCGTGTAGTAGTCCGAGGAGTGCGAATCGTGGATTACATAGATACGATACGAAGATGCTGTGTTCCGCGACGCTGATCTGGTCTTCCGTCTGCCCAGCGAAGCGGATGATCGCGGAGAGTCCTCGAGCGACGTCTTCTAGTGTAGGCATTTCTCCTGTGTGACGAGCGTCTACTTCTGGGAATACTGCTTTACCTGAGTATGTAATCATCTGTGCCTTCCTGCGCGGCATAATAGGCCGCATGACGATTGTGGTTTTGTATCTGTTAGCTGTTGCTCGGATAACTAGATTATTGGGACGGGATGTTATCACACAACGATTGCGTGACGCAATCTTCGTCTTCAGTCCACCGCCGATTGATACTCCCGGAGCTTCCGACGCTACGTGGGCGCACGTACATGTTTCCGGTTTCCGGAAAAAGCTGAAGCTCTTATGGAGATCACAGCGGGGAGACTGGGATTATGTTCAGCAGCACGTCGGTGAAACGACTCCCGGTTTTTTTGGGAAACTTTTTTCTTGCGCTGATTGTCTCTCGGTCTGGGTAGCTGCTGGTCTTGGATTGTTCTATTGGGCATATCCTGATATCGCGTACTGGGTACTGCTTGTTTCCGCAGGAGCATGGGCTGCTAGCGCTAGTCAACGACTCGTCTTCAAGGATTAGGTGTGAGCGAACAGGAGCAAACCATCGTGCAGCTACTCCTCCTCTCTGATGGGGATCATGGGGTTGTGTGCGAGAAGCTTGGCGTGGACGAGAGTGATGTGGAGCAGGCGTGGCTCAGGTTGTATGGCGACGCTCCGCCAGTCTTGCGTCGTAACCGTAGCTTAGTGTGTCAGTGGCATCGCGCTCAAATGATTCGTAATCGCGCTACAGCGAGTGGAGACTTGCGGGCGGAAATGAAAGCCGAGGAGCTACTGCGTAGACTCTTGGCCGGGCGCGTGTAGGCAGGATATTAGAGCATGACTTCACGATTTGATATTGGTAAAAAGGAAGAGGCGCACCTTACTGGTGCGTCAGAGTTTATCTCCGCAGATAATCCTGCTTCCCCGAAGATGATTCGCGGCAGGCAGCAGAACTGGCAGCGCCGAGTATTCGCTTTCAGCGATGCCATACCAGAGGTCGGAGCGGCTGCTCGCTGGATCTACAATGCTGTTAACAAGGTTGAGTTTAAGAGCGCGAACGGAAATGCTGCCATCGACGCAGAACTGCTGCTACTCGACGCTGGTCGTATAGCGCAGCACCTCATGCTGGTAGGAGAATCCTACTTATTGTCTGGAGAGAAGATCCCGAGTCGCTGGGAAGAGCTTGCTCCCGGTGAGTATGAGTATGAGAAGGGGAAGTCTAAGTACCGTGTTAATAGCGGGTCGATGGCTCCAGTTCCTGCTGGCACGGATATTCTCCGAGTATTCATTCCACAGCCGAAGGATCGGTTCGCTGCGGATAGTGTTCATCGTGGGATGCTCGATTTGCTGGAGGCGCTCTACCTCCACCAACTGGCCGATGTTACGCTTGGCGGGTCGCGAGCGGCATGGGCTGGGTTCCAGTACATTCCCGCGAATGAGCTAACCGAGAATCCTCCCGGTCATAAGGGTGAGCCTGATCCGGGAACACGCGAGTGGCTAGCACAGGACATCAGCAGGTTCCTACGCGAGAGTATCACTAAGGGCGGGGATCGCGATAAGGTCTTAATGCCATACTTGCTATTCGGCGATGCCGAGTATGCGGATGGTTTGAAGCACATGCTTCCAGAGCGCAGTGATGATGGCGAGGGATTCACTAAGCGCATTGAGGGATATGTGAAGCGCTACGCTCGCACGACTGGAGTTCCAGCCGAGGTGATCCTTGGTTATGAGGATGCTTCACATTGGTCTGCGTACAAGATGTCAGAGGACGGGTACCGCTACTATGTAGCTCCACTCGTGAAGATCATCACAGACGTATTGACGCGCCTATATTCTGAGCGTGCAGGTACACTGACCTTGATCACTGCTGATCCGCAAGCACTGATTTCCAAGCCAGACTTGACTGATGCTGCTATCAGACTATTCCAGCTTGGAGCGCTCAGTGCGGAGGCTGCGATTGTCGCTGCCGGATTCAAGCCTGAAGACATCGGCTCCGGATCTGCCGTGGCTACTACTCCGAATACGACGGGGGAGAATCAGCACTCTGGCGTTGATCGTACAGGGCAATCTCCTCGCGCCGGGACTGGTAGCGTGGTATAGTGTGAGTAGCGATTGCTTGCTTGTCGCTTTGGCCCGCCTCCGGTTCTAGCCTTCCGGGGGGCGGGCCTTCTTATTGGCATCATAAGTTCCATGCCAGCACCACTTAATCCGCCCACCGAATGGTTCGCTCCGCCACAAGAGGGAATCCCTACAGATAAGCGCATCACGATTGATGCTGACGGTAGGGTCTATGGCTATATCGCTCTCCGTGGTTCGTGTCATGTTGGGATGGAGGGATGCGTTACTGCTCCGCTTGGACAGTCGAAGAGTGGGTACGAGTTCGCTCATCAGGGCGAGACTCTGACTGCTTCCGGTGATATGGTTCGTACCGCTGTGATTCCGGGGGGGATTGCGCATGCTGGTACTGGAATGAGCGCAGATGAGGCGGGCGATGTTTACGCTAATACTGGACGTCAACTCATGCGAGTGCGCTACGGTGAGGATGCGAATGGTTTGTGGTTCGCGGGGAGCCTCTTCCCAGACGTGTCTGAGTTGGATATTGCGCGAATACGCGCTTCCAGTATCAGTGGCGATTGGCGCTGGCAGTCTGGGTGGCGCAAATCTGGTAGCGGAGCAGAGTTCGTAGGAGCTTGCCTAGTAAACATTCCGGGCCTACCAATCCCGGCTAAGGGTAGCGAGCGTATCGCAATGGGCAACGGTAAGCCTTTCGCGCTCGTTGCTTCACTCTTCCCTAACGCAGACGTATTCTTGACTGCTGACGGGTCAACCACTACAGAAGGAGCGACAGTGACTGAAGAGGCTACTACCGAAACAGGGGCGAGTGTAGAATCTACACCATGCTCATGTACGGGACATACTGGAGAATCTGATGCTGCTGGGAATGATAGCGACGCTGGCGATGCTGGAAGCGATACTACTCCTGCTGGAGTTGATGGCGAAGCTAGTGGAACAGAGTCTGTTGAGGATCGGCTTGCCCGGATTGAGCAGACTGTTCTTAGCATGACCGAGCCTGTGAAGGCTTTGTATAACGCTCATGCCGCTGATGCTCGTAAGCGCGAAGCTGAAGTACTATTCGCAGCGTTTGTAGAGGAATAGCTTGCGGAGAGATCCGTAATACCGACGCCCCCGGCTTGTCTGGGGGCGTTCTTATGTGGCGGCATAATACGCAGCGAAGTAACCCGAGTACAAGGATTTGCACAAAACAATGGACGAGCTTCTCAAGCGACTAGCCGAGATCCGCACACGAGCGCAAGAGCTTCGTGGTGTTGAACTAACCGACGAGGTTCTGGCTGAAATCAAGGCACTCGCTGCCGAGCAGGACACTATCAACGAGAAGGTTGCAGCGCTCCAGAGCGTTGAAGCTCTCGCTGCAGAGCCTGAAGAGGCTCCTGCCGAGGAGACTCCCGCCGAGGAAGCTCCAAAGGAAGATGCTCCTGCAGAGGAGGCTCCGAAGGAAGAGCCTGCCGAGGAGCTAGCGCTTGCTGCTTCCGCTGGTATCGTTGACGAGGCTCCAGCCGAGCCTGCCGCTCCACGATCTGTCTTCATGGCTTCTGCTTCGTCTGGTCTTCCCAGCGCTGGTAGCGAGCTTGACTACGCTGGTGTCGTTGACATCGCTGGCCGAGCTTTCAAGGCAGACGCTGGATCAGAGGTTCGCTACGCACAAATCAAGAATACTGCCACTGGCGGTGTTGTTGGTTCGCGACATGGCGCTCTCGAGAATACTCGCACGATGCTCGCTGCTCGCCCAGATGGCTCGCTGCAGGCGATGACTGCTGCAGCTTGTTTCTGCTCGCAGGAGGATTTCATCCGCGAGATCATGAGTCCTCTGCAGGCTGGTCGGCCATTCGCTGACTTGTTCGGCAAGGTTGATGTGACTGGACGATTCAAGTATGTACGCGGCCTCGCACTCAGCGTTGTTGATCCCGGCGTTGGCCAGTGGACTTGTGTTGAGCAAGAGGATGTAGAGTTTGACAATGCGGCTACTTGGAAGCCTTGTGTTGATCTTCCTTGTCAGGACGATGTCAGCGTTGAGCCTTACGCGATCTACGCTTGTGGCAACGTCACTACGTTCCAGCAGGTTAGCTCTCCCGAGCTTATCGAGAACTTCCTCTACACCATGGGCGTACTGTACGACCGTGTTGCTGAGACTCTCCTGCTTGACGCGTTCGTTGCTTCCAGCAATGTGTTCACGTACACGCTTGCCGCTAAGGGTATCCTGCATACTCTGACTCGCATCCTGTCTGCACTGCCTGCAGTGTCTAGCTATGGTAACCGCGCTCCTTGGGGCGGGTACACTCTGGCTCTTCCTCCGGGCTTGATCGAGACTCTGATTGGCGATGAGCATCTTCGTGGCTTCACTCGCAACGCGACTCGCGAGGATGTCCTCTCCGCGCTTCGCTCACTGGGTGTCGGTAACGTAGTTGAGTTGCTTGACGTTGATACTGCTGCGATTGGCAACTACACTGCTGCTATTGCCGCTCTTGGCGCTCTTGGAAATCCGGGGCAAGCGTTTGTTTTCGGAACGAATGATGTTGTCGAGTTCCCTGTATACCTCGTTCCTACCGAGGCTTACCGAATGGGTCAGCGAGACATTGTTGACGCTGGCTGGTACCGCGATGGTACTCTCGTTCAGCAGAACGCTGTTCGCTGGTTCATGGAGTCCATGGAGTTCCTTGAGAAGATGACGGACATTCCGTCCTACACTCTGCGAATCACTGGCTGCGCGAATGGTGGACAGGCTGCTCTTACTGAGCCAGAAGCTTGCTCATAGCACGTACTGGCTCTCGTCTAATACTTTGAGAGGCTTTTGAGTGCTAACTCTTCCACTACCACAGCGACCTAGTACCTATCAGCCGGGCGGCATTATCGCAGCCGCCCGGCCTTTGGGTGTTTCTGTTGACGAGTGGCGTCAGGGCATTAGTCTTCGCAAGAGTTGCGTGACCGGCTCTACTGCCGGAGGATGTAGCCGTCCTTCATTCTTGCCTGTTCAGGATCTTGATGGTGACGCGGTTTTCGAGCCGTTCAATATCAATACTGGAGCGAGGGTTTGCGATCCCTTGTCTGGCGATGATATTCGTCTTGCTGCTGAGAATGATGCGATTAAGGCTGCTGGATCTAATATCGCTTCGGCGCTTACCCAGTCTCCTATGGGTAGCCCTGATATTGAGAATGATTCGATTGACATCACTCCTCTTGCTCCTAGCGGGTTTGCCGCGACGATGCAGGGATTGATTGAGCAGATGGTTTCGTGCGGTCAGCATGAGATTGTTTTCCATGTTCCTGCTGGCTATGAAATGTACCTACTTAGCAATGACCTTATTGAGTGGGACGCGGTTAGTGGTACGTATCACGCTGGCCCTCATCTTGTGATTGTTGATGAGTATCTGAATGTTGGCCCAGCGCTTGCTCCTCCTCCAGTGGTTGATGGTAGTCAGGTCTGGATTCATGCTACTGGACCTATCTATCTTGAAATGGATGAGGTGAAGATCGTTGAGCATACTGTTCAGCCCGCGAATACGACTGCGATTGGTTCGGAGCGCTTGGTGCTTCTAGCTTTTGATCCTTGCTGCATGTTCTCGGCCGTTGCGCAGGTGTGCTAAATGAGTCCGATTCCTCCAGATTGTAGTGACTGCTCTTGCAGTGGCGGTGGCGGCGGATGCTGTCCTGAAGTTGATGGCACTCCGGGCCAGTTCCTCGGCATTGATTCTTTGGGTGACAGTGCTTGGCTGACTGCTCCGTATACGAGTTACGTGTACGACTCTTCAGAGCCTGCTACTGTCGGTAACGTCTTTAATGACTGGGCCGACTTGATGGTGGCTACGGCTGCTGTTGCTGGCCCTAAGACGATTACGTTTAGGCAGGATGAGACTCTGCCTGTTGGTGCTTGGGATTTGACTGACATTTTCCTTGTTGGTAATGGTAACCCGTTTGCTATTAACGTGGAGTTCCCTACTGGTGTTACGGTCACTAGCTGGCTTAATGGTGGTATTGATAAGGGTATCCTTGCTTGGTCTTCTAGCACTGCTCCGATTATGACTATTGGTCCGGGCGGCGCTCTTGTGATTGCTGCTAATCAGGCGTCTGGCTTTTCTGCTACTACCGAGGTCTTCTTCGATGTTGATGGCGCGGCAAACATTTTTGTTGCTGGGCTTGTTAACGGCGGCACGCTGTGGAATGTGAACGCTGGTGTTCGCGGCGGGTATGAGGTTGTTCAGGTTGGGGCAGGGACTGTGTTTGCAGGGGTGTCCTTGAGTAATAACTCTCCGTCGATTGATGATGATACTTTGCGTGGCGCTGGTATGTTCGTGCGCCTAATACAAACTGTTGTGACAGACTTGACGCTAGGCGCTACTCAGACGAACTTAGCTGGTGGATTGTTTGACCAGTTCTTCACCAGCGCTGCCGCTCTTGCCTATGATCCTTCGACGTCTGGTGGCGTGTTGTCTTCTACAACTGTTCAGGCGGCTATTGATGAGTTGGCGGGTCTAGTGTAATGAGTCTTGGCGCTTATGATCAGTATGAGATTCTTGGGTATGACGTAGTGTCAGAATCTGGGGCTATCATCGCTGGACTGGTAGATCGTACTGCTGCGGAGCAGATTCAAGCCGCACAGGGTGGGACGATTATTGCTGTTCCTCGAGCTTTCGTTCATCGTGCCGCGTATGTGGCTCGTCAATCAAGTAACTAGTTGGAGTACTTATGGGTGTTTGGATTGCGCATTGGACTAAGAATGGTCCTCTTGTTAAAGACCGCGAGATTGTTCGCCTTGATGGTAGTGGATTGTCTACGCGTATTGTCGAGGATGTCGTCGTTGGCGATAAGCGCTTGAAGCCTACTAGCGCTAAGGGCGCTGATCATGCTGTGTTCAAGCACGATTCTGGCCTACTTGTCGCTCTCAAGGCTGGTCACGCGTATACGGTTCGTAGTGGTGATGCTGTGCTTGAGACTGATGTTCTAACAAAGCACACGCTCGTGCCAGCGCCCGGCCCTGATCCAGAGGTCACCGCTGTAGTAGTGGCGGCATAATACTAAGCGATCAAACACTAATAAGGACGATCTTATACCATGCCTGAGATTTGTATTCCCGCTGGCTGCGTAGACATTGTACGATTCTTCGCTATCGACCAATGTACTGACGCGCCTATCGCTGGTGCCAACGCTATCGTGCAGGGAGGCGTTGTTGCTTTCACTGCTACCCCACAGATCGAAGAGGGCGAGTCTAACGTCGTCCGTACTGCTTGTGGCGCTATCTGCGCTCGAGATAAGCAGTGTGACGATCTGAATGGCTACGAGCTTGAGATCCAGATTTGCAACCCACACTACGAGCTTCAGACTCTATTGACTGGACAGTCTGGGATTGTTGACACTGAGAGCTTGAACACTATTGGTGTTCTTCAGGACACTGGTGTTGTCTGCTCTCCTTATGTTGGTGTTGAAGTCTTCGAGCGAATCCCACGCGAAGAGTGTGTTTCGATTGGTGATATCAGCCCATACTACCGTCGCCGAATCTGGGGCAAGGTTCGCTTCGGCCCCGCTCCGACTGAAGAGCGCGAGGGTACTATCCGCACGCTGACTTGGAGTGGCATGAGTGTTCCTGCTCGAGTCGCTGGTTATGCTGATGGCCCGTTCAACGATCTCGCTCCAGACCTTGCTGTTGCGTTCCCCGGAGTGTCTCGCTTCGATCACGCAGAGCTACTCGACTTGAGTGTTCTCACTCCAATCACTGGACTGTGTGGTCGCCAGACTGTTCCCGCACAAGCCTAGTACCACTCGCGCATAAAGTTCAAAGGCCGCTCCTACGCTCCGGGGGCGGCCTTTGTGTTGGCATCATATAGGGAGACTAACGGTGGTGTTTTGTGGCTTATGAAGACCCTTTTGTAGTATGCGCTCCGTGGATTGATGTCGCTGATTTGTGCGAGATCCCCACGGATGAGACTGACTGCAATGGCGTCGTAGTCCCACTCGTGTATCCAGACTCGATTACTGACATGATTGAGGCTGTCAGCAATATCCTGTTCGGACTCACGTGCTATCGCTATCCGGGTATCTGTACGACTCTGATCTACCCGTGCGTTGATTGTGCGTGTGGTTGCCATCCGTGTTCTTGTGGACGCTTTGATGCTATCGACCTTGCAGAGCTTCCATATCCTGTGCAGAGTGTCGTAGAGGTACTCATTGATGGTGTCGCTGTGAATCCTGCTGAGTACACGATTAAGCATAATCGTTACCTCGTGAAGCTTAGTGGAGATAGGTGGCCTACTTGTAATGCGATGGACTTGCCAGACTCAAGCTCGAGTACTCTCACGGTTGAGGTTGAGTATGGGCGCACTCCTCCGATAGAGCTACGCATGGGTGCGGCTCGTCTTGTTGAAGAGTTGTACAAGGCTTGTAATCAGAGTCCGTGTGATTTGCCGAGTAATGTGACGAAGGTCACTAGGCGTGGAATCGACTTTGACATGACGCCGCTCACACAGCTTATGGAGTCTGGGAAGACTGGTATCGACATCCTTGACTATGCTCTCAAGAAGTATGGGAAGTGTAACAAGATGTGGGGCTATGATCCTTCTGTGAAGCAGTCGTACTATAGGGCACCGTAATGACTCTTGTTGATGTTCTTGACGCGACGCTTGATGAGGCGATTCGCTGTATTGGTAACACGTCGTGCGAGTATGTCGCGAGTGTAGTTCTTGGCCCTCCTCCAGAGGGCTGCAATATGTTGACTGCGTACTACGCGAATAGCAATGTGCGCGAGTCTCTGCCGGGGTGTAACCATACGATTGATTCGACTATCGTCGTGCAGTTGACTCGCTGCTGCGCTCATGATGCTCAGGAAGATTTTGATTGGGTGGCTGAAGCTCGAGAAGCTGCGTGTTGGCACCGAGATTTCTGGCAGCTACTAGCGTGCTTGAGTTGTACGATTCAGGGCGTACTCGAGCCGTGGGTCACGTCGTGTGACAGTATCACGATTGATGCTAACGCTCCGCACGAGCGCGAGGGTGGATGCTACTCTGGATATATCTATATCTCATATAAGACTGCTCCGTGCTGCCCTGACTTTGCGTAGGTGATTGGCTATGGCTAGGTCTAAGGTTCGCATTGATACTGAGAAGCAGATACTGACGAAGAACTATCGTCCGGGGCAAGTGCTTGCCGTCATGTCTAAGGACATTGAGAAGCGTGCGGTGAGGCTCGCGCGTACGAATAATGGTAGAGGCTGGGCTTACGATGATCCAGAGAATAATGTGCGTGGATTCAGTCGCGGTATCACCACTCCTAATGGGCGCTACGCTGCTGGCATTAAGTACAAGCCGGGTAGTGGCGCTCGACCACGAATGGAGTTGATAGCTACCGCGAAGCACTCCCAGTATGTTGAGTTTGGTAATGGCCAGAAGGATATTAGGCCCAATCAGAGCTTCAGAAATAAAGCGCTGGCTCCACTGCTGAAGAAGGCGAGAGAGAACAAGAAGATATACGAAGCTCGCAAGGCTCGTGAAGAGTACATTATTGACAATGGAAAAGGTGAGGCTGTTAAGAACGCGGAGGATCGGCTAAGAAAGCTTGAGGATCATTACAAAAAGTGGCTCAAGGATCTTGCGATTAAGAAGAACGCCATCCGCAAGGCTAGGTTCGTACTCAATACTCCCAACGGGATTGTTGCCCCAGACCGTGTTCGCCCCATGGGTAAGGGTAAGGTTCCCAGTGAAGCGGAGGTTGGCGGGTATGGCACGATTAACCGTGCGATGCGTACTGCCGTGAAGGAAGCTCGCAGGGATATCAATAGGCGTCGTAGATCGGCATAATAGCCCGCGTTACGAATCCGAGTCTAGGAGCAATACGTTGGCTACAGCCACTAAGAAGCGCATCATTGGCGGAGAGGCTTTCGCGGCCCTGCAGGAGCGCAAGAAGAAGACTGGTCAAGAGCAAGTCGTACTCGAGATTGGTGGACACGACTTCACTGTCAAGAGCTTCGTTCCAGCCGCTGTAATGATCGACATGATCCACTACGCTAACGAGGCTGATCTTCGCGGCGCTCTCGACGCGCTCGCTAAGGCGTTTGTTGATGAGGATCAGGAGAAGCTGCTAGCGATTCTCGGATCAGACTCAGACGTTCCGGTCGATATGGAGTACGTCGCAGACCTCATCGGTGTACTCGCCGAAGAGTTGACTGATCGCCCTTTAGAGAAAGAGTAGTACTCTACTCAGTCCTCGTTGATAACTATGCGAGGATCGAGGGGCACTACCCTACTATCGAGGATCTACTCGACTTATCTAGTCGCCGTGTTTTCAATCTAGTGTTCAACTGGATTTGGGAGAACGTGGACTCTGAGACTTTCGATAAGAACTTTGCTGCGCATTTTGATGCGTATCGTCAAGAGCATCATGAGTATCTCGAGGATCGCGATGAGCGTATCAAGACTCAGGTGACTGGTGAGGCCGACATTAACATTGTCGTGACGAAGCCTAGTCAGGAGGATGTTGACGAGCTTCTGAGGATGATGGGAGTGAAGCCTGCGGAGGAGTCTGAGTAGGCATCATATAGTGTCATGGCTGAGAAGATCGGAAACGTCAGCGTTGCCCTTATTCCTGAAGCGAATACCGCTCAGTGGAAGAAGGAAGTTCAGGCTGCCGTAAACAAGGTTGGGCCAGTCACCGTAGAGGTTCTTCCTGACGTTTCTCGTCCGGCGATGGTTAAGTTCAGAACCGTGCTTCAGGCGAAGCTCGACAAGATGAACTTCTATGTGAACGTGACGCCGAAGATTAGCAAGGCTGCGCTTCGTAAGACTACGCGTGAACTGAACAAGTATTACAAGGAGAAGGATAACGCTCCCGGCGTTTACTTGAATCCGCAGTTCCGCATGACTGATGTTCGTAAGAGCATCGTTGATCTCAATAAGAAGCTTGCTGCCGCTGGCAAGCCTACGATCTACATTGATGTCTCTACGAAGGAGGGGCTGGCTGCTCGTCAGGCAGAGGTTGCTGCGTTTCAGGCTCGTACGAGCGCGATGCAAGCCGCGACTATTGAGCGTACGAAGAATCGTGAACTCAACGCAAATAGAATCGTTGCCGCCAATAAGATCGCGCTCCTAAAGCTTGAGCAACGCGAGCGTGAGCGTATCTCTGCGATAGTCAACAGGGGTCTTGATGCTACTGGAATATCTAGGTATGAGGGTGCCGTTCTTCGTAGCCTGAAGGTTTTGACGAAGGCGTGGGCGGTTTACTCCGTATCGGCTACTGCTGCCGTAGCTGGTCTTTCGGCGTATGCGATCTACTCGTTCGCGCAACTTGAGGATTCAGCGAACATGGCTTCGCAGGTTTTTGCCAACAATATCGCTGGAGTATCTCGCCTCACTGCTGACGAGTTCGTCAAGGTTAATAGGGATATTCGAGCGCGTGTTCTTGTTGGCGCTGGTCAGATTGCTCGCGCCACTGCTTTCGATCTTGAGCAGGCTGCAGGTTCGATGAGGGCGCTGGCAGCTTCTGGTGTTGATCTTGAGGTTGCGCTTGGTAACTCTACGGACAAGATCAAGGGTCTTGGTCTTGTTGTCGCGCAGTTCGCTCAGGCCGCTGGGATTGAGGATCTTGAGCTTGCCACAGATAAGCTGATTGCCATACAGCAGCAGGCTGCTGCTGCCCCAGCGTTTACTAGCGTGTATAAGACTCAGGCTGATCAGGTTCAGCGTGTCGCCGATCTTGTTATCCTCGCCTCGAACAAGGCGCTGGGTAATGCACAGCAACTATCTGAAGCTCTTGCTAATCGTGTTACCGGCCAGCTAGCTTCGATGAATAGGCCACTCGAGGAAGCGGTCACGTTGACTGCCGTCTTGTCGCAGTCAGGCTTGCTCGGTAAGCCCGGTGGTGAGCAAGCATCCATCATCATGCGCGACTTGGCTATTAAGGCCGAGAAGTTTAGGGAAGAGTTTAAGGCGCTTGGCGTTGAAGTTTTTGATCAGAATGGGAACATTCGTTCTGCTACTAGCCTGATTGACGAGTTGTCTAATAGTCTTGGCGGCATGAGTGATCAGGAGCGTGTTGCTGCTCTTGCAAGTGCTGGTATCACGCTTCGCTCTCAGGGTGTTTTCTCTCGCTTGATTGCTACGTCTACGGCGATTAGACGCGAGCAGGGGATGAGCCTTAAGGATATTGAGAACTCTTTGAAGCGTGATGCTGCTGGCGCTGTTGCTCGTCAGGCAGAAGCTCGCTTGGATACTCTGTCGATGCAGTGGCAGGCGTTCACCGAGTCTGTGAAGGTTACGTTCGCATTGTTTGGCGGCCGTGCCGGGGAGACTATCAAGGATTTCTTGAAGGAGATCAATGGCGATCTTGAGAGTGGCGGGGATAGCCCTCTATTTACCGCGCTCGAGTCTCAGATCACTAGACTGTCTAAGCGTCTTGACGCTTTTGTTAAGCGTGCGATTACTGTTCTTAAGAGTGATCAGTTTAGAGAGTTTGCAACAGACTTGGCAGAGTCTTTGATTCTTGCATCTAAGAGCTTGTTGACATTCTTCCAAGGCTTCGCAACAGGATTTACTGGGGTTGAGGTGGAGGGTAGCGATGCACTGAAAAGCATCGGCGATATTATCCGCTCTATTTCCGAGCGATTGCCTTCCCTATCACGTAGTGTCGGTGAGGCTTTTGGGAAGATTGCTCGATTCATTAGCGAGAATCGTTCACTGTTGGCCAGCTTGGCTAAGGCTTGGCTAGCTATTGGCGCTGCCTCTTTCGTTGTGCGTAGAGCTATTGCTCCATTCGTATTCATATTCAATGCCGTACGATCTATTCTCGCAAAGTTTGGTGGAGCTAGCGGCCTACTGACCAAGCTTGGCATTGGCCTGAAGTTTGTTGCGCAGAACTTTAAGTTCGTATCTCAGTGGGCAGCGATCATTGTCGCTGCCATATCTGTTGTTGCCGGAGTTATCAAGGGTGTCTTTTCGGAGATAAGCAAGCAGAAAAGCGAGGCCGGTGGTTTCGTAAGATTCTGGCGGATGCTCAAGATTGTTCTTGATCCGATCAATGAAGCTATAACGTGGATTCTTAAGAAGCTGTTTAACCTTGGCGAGTTCCTAGGATCTGGCTTTGTCAAGGTTGTCAGTGGGGCGCTTGGTCTGCTCGCTGATTTGTTTGACGTCGCACTTCAGGGTCTTGGTGGAGTCTTTGACGCGATAGGCAAGTTGCCCAAGATGGAGTGGGCAGAGAAGGCAGCGAAGAGTATTGATGGCTTGCGCCGAGAACTGAATCGCGCCGGAGATCAATCTGTTGTTACTGCGGATAAGGTTGAGAGAAGCAGTAAGCGTATTCGCAAGGCTCTCGATGTTCAGCCTGTTGATATTAGGAAGGAGAATAGTAATCTCGATAAGCAGATTAGTGTTATCGAGAAGCGCTTAGAGGCTGGCAATCTCAGCAAGCAGGACATCTTTGCTTTGCAGCAGCGCCTGCAAGAGGTGGCGCTGAATGAGATTAAGATTTATGAGAAGCGCGATAAGCGCTTAGAGGGTCTTGCGAAGCGTCGTAAGGATTTGCTGGCAACTGTTTTTGCTGATGAGAAGATGAGCGTTGGACAGCGCGACGCTTTGTATGCTACTCGCGATGCCGTGCTGAAGAAGCAGGAGGATACTCTTGCTAGGAGGGCTTCTACTCAGGTTGCTTCTATTCAGAAGCTATTTCAGGCCGGTGCTATCGGCCCGACCGAGGCTCGCCTGCGCTTGATTGAGTTGCAGAAGCTTTTGGATAAGGCTGGGCTTGGGGTTAAGATCCCGACGAAGCTTGATGAAGCTACGTTTATAGATACTAAGCGTAAGCTTGATGAGGTATCTAAGCCGCGTACGGCTACTCTTACCATCGTAGAGCGCATCCAGAGCGCCGGCAAGAGCATCCTAGACATATTCAAGGCTGGTGCTGCTGCGAAGCAGAAGAGCCAGCTAGAGGCCGCCATAGCTCTTGCGCAGGCTGAGACTACGAAACTACAGACAGCGCTTGGAGCTTTGAAGACTGCGATGCGTCGCCCTGCTGTTGAGGCTGTTAAGGGTCTAGTCGCTGTGCTGATGGACGTTCCGCGCCAGTTGCGCATGGCGTTCAGCGTTATCTCCCCGCAGGTTGTCCAGCTTGGCGCTGGCGTCGGAAAGACTCTCGCCGCTGGCATGCGCTCTGAGATTCAAAAAGTATCCATGGCTGGCACCGAACTTGGCAAGGCTGCGATGGCTGGTCTTGGCGCTGGCCTATCGTCTGGATTCAATACGATTGTCAAGCCGATGCTCAAGGGATTCACCGAGGAGATCCCGAAGCTGAAGGGGCCAATAGCGTACGACGCCACACTCCTCCAGCCTGCTGGTACCGCAATCATGGGCGGCTTCGCCCGAGGACTCGAGTCTGGATTCGATAATGTTCGTAGCTGGCTAAAGGCTGTCGCTCCGGCTATTGAAGAGTCGGTGCCAGACAACCTCATGGTTGAGCGTACAGGAAAGTTCCTCGTTGATTGGCTCAGGAGCGGGAAGACGCTGAAGCCAGAGGATGCGTTTGGCGATCTCGTGCCGAAGGTTCCAGACTTCATGGGTGGGGATATTGGGCCGATAGATGCGAGCCTAGGATTCCTACATCCAACAGCATCGCTGCGCGATACAACTGTGATGGCTCAAGCGCTCGCCAAGATGTTCGGGCTAACAGTCACGGACATTAAGCGTCCGAGTGGCACAAAGACTGCTAGCGGAAATATCTCAGACCACAGTATGGGCTGGGCTGCTGACATTAGTGGTTCTATGTCGAACACTGATCGCATGGTTGCTGCGATCAAGGGACTCTTCCCGAGTGTCATCAAGCAGTTGATCTGGCGCAACAAGGATGTCAACCGTGGATTCTTCGTCGGCGACCATATGGATCACGCCCACCTAGCGTTCCGTCCAGCCGCTGGCTTTAGCTTGAATAGCGGAAAGCTCGGAGTTACTCCAGTCATGCCCGGATCTGGCGGCAAGGCTGGTAGCTCATCGGTCATGCAGGCGATTGCCCGAGCGGCTGCCGCTACTGGTATGCCTGTCGCACTGATCAAGGCTATCGCGAAGCAAGAGTCTGGCTTTAATCCTCGCGCTGGTTCTCCTGCTGGAGCGAAGGGCTTGATGCAGTTGATGCCGGGTACAGCTCGCGGTCTTGGCGTGCGCGATATCTATGATCCTTTCCAGAACGCTCTTGGTGGCGCTCGATACATCCGTAGCATGCTTAGTATGTTCAAGCGACTCGATTATGCACTCGCTGGATATAACGCTGGGCCGGGTGCTGTTCGCAAGTTTGGTGGCATCCCTCCGTATCGCGAGACTCAGAACTATGTTCGAGCAGTCATGCGTTACTTCCAGCAGTTCGGTGGAGCGTTCGGAGGATTCCGCGCACAGGGAGGCATGGTTTCGCCGGGTAGCGCGTATGTGGTTGGCGAGCGTGGTCGTGAGCTATTCGTTCCGGGTCAGCGCGGTAATGTGATCACGAACGCGAACCTTGAGCGCCTCATTAAGTTGATGGAGGAGCAGGAGCGTAAGGGCAAGAAGGGTGTGACGTACCAGAACAATATGACGGTGCAGTCCAACTCGAGTGACCCACGTGTGGTTGCTAGCCTGATTGATTCGCATAATAGGTATTCGATGAGCAGGCTTAACCTCTAATGACTTTCACTCCCTCATACATGCAGTACGGATGCGTTAGCGTCGCGAACAATGCGAAGACGTACGCGTACTACAACTGGGCGTGTGAGAATGGGATGTTCAGTGACCCCGGATGCTTCTTCCAGCTAGAGGACTGCTCGTGTCCTGATGATTTGATTTGCGAACCCGGCCCGTTCATTAGTCCTGTTGATGATAACGCGTGCTGGTACGATCCACTCGTCCCAGAGTCTGCTGATTTCCTTGGCGTGTACATCACTAAGGTGACTGGGATTCGTGACTCTACGTTCTCTCGCGAGGTTGTAGACAGCGTGGGCGTCGGCAGCATCCTGCAGCAACCACGGTTGCGCGGGCGTGCGTTCGCGTATGAAGTGATGTTGATAGCGACGTCTTGCGCTGGTATGCAGTATGGCTCTGAGTGGCTTAGGCGCACGCTGGAGGACACTCAGCAGTGTGGTGGCGATGGGTGTACGTCGTGTCAGGGTCGGGAAATGACTCTCCGCGTGTTCTGTCCGGAAGAGGGACAGCTTGATCGTGGGCTGCGTCAGTGGAATAGCGTCGGCCTAGTCGATGGCTTGGTAGAGATCGTTGACGAAGAGAATCGCAACTGTTGCTGTACGGTGACGCGTTGGACGTTCACGATGCAGTCAGAGTCTCCATACTCGTATAGTGATACGGAGACTGAGTGCGAGGTGGAGGCCAGTGTCGCGCTCGACGGGTACTGCAACTTTGATTTCAGCGAGGGGATTTGTGATAACTGCATCACGATTCCATGCTCTGGGTCTTGCGAGAACTGTGGTGATGATCCGCTCTGTCAATGCTCGTTCATCTTCGAGTGTCCACCAGTACTGAATGATGATTGTGAAACGTGTGAGCCGTGGCGTATCATGCGCTCGTGCTGTTGTATCGAGGACTTGCCGAATGGTCACGATACTACGTTTACGATTGAGATTGATGGTGGGCGTGCAGCGCCGTATACAGACTTGTATGACTTGAAGGGATTACGCAATGTGCGTATACGCTTCTGGGATAAGGTTGCCGCGTTCCCATGCCCTGAGACTCAGGAGGAAGTGGATACGTTCACGAGTACTCGAGAGCCTTGCTGGGACTTGACGATTCCATACATCCCGTATGAAGGTACTGTTCGGTTGAATGGCAAGAGTGATCGCGTTGAGGTGATCTGCAATAAGACGTGTCAGTCATATGATCGTCTTGTCGGCGCGGCTAATGGTAGCGTCTTCCCGCTCGTGACGAACTGTAGCGGCATGTTCATGTGTGTG